TCCTCAACGAGTTTGAAACTCAGGTACTTAACGACCTGCCTCTGCCGCTCATCCGCTCTAATTATGGCACTTGTTCGCTTCATTGTTTCAGGGCGTCGCAACGCGACATGAAAGCTCCTCTGATAGATAGAATGATTTACTCAATACTTACTTATATCTATATCCGTGACGTGCCCAAACGCCTCTTCCAAGACTTCAAATTCGCTCTGATAGCCATGCTCTGGGCATTCATCCAGGACAGAACCCGAAAGGTTCCCATTTAAGTCTTCATCAACGATGACCGCGTGTCCCCACACGATCAGCTCATACCTAATACCTCCTTGGTATTCATATTGCTTTTCTATTCTGCCCATTTTCCTCCTCCTTATTCCATGAGCCAATTTCCACCTTCTCGGTGGTTAGCTCAACTGGTTTTCCATTCTGATCTAGTTCCAATTTGAAACTAATCAGACGCCTCGACTGTCTGAATTTACCGATAAATTCCCCAGTCTCAGCATCTACCATTAGATGTGATACATACTGTTCTGCCTCGAGCAGTGTGTTAAACTTCTTGATCATCTCTGTTTTTTCCCTACTAACCACAACTACTTCATATTGATTTTTCATATTTTTTCCTCAAATGGCTGATTCTAGCCATTTCTGCAACCTATTGATTACATCTTGGGATGTATGACCATCCCATTCTGGCGCATTGGCCAGAGTTTCCCCAGCATACAGATCCCATGCTGATGCTGGGAGATGATATGTAATTGTCTCCGGCCCAAGCTCAAGGCCGGCTATAAACCAGCCTGACCAAGTAGAACCGTCATGGTGCGCCCATGATTTCCATGTCCGAAAGCCGTCTATCTGCGCCTTGGACAACATTTTGGCTATCATACAGAATAGCATGCACCTGTGCGCATACAATTCATCAAATGTATGGTAGCCGTCCGAGACGAGGTCGGCTTCGTGTGTCAGTTGGATCTCAATCGTGGTACCATCAACGGATGGTACCAATATCACTCCTTTCATGCTTGTTCCTCAGTAGGATCCGGTGATCTCTACAACCTGATCACCGAACCTATACCAATTATTGCTGCTCACCCCCTGGGTTTGGGTTGAGCCGCTTGGCAAGTCCTGGTATTCAACCTATTCAAAGCCCTGCGCTTCAAGGGCAAGCGCAATAGCTTCATAATCTTGGCCCCCGTCTTCGGGAACCTCAAAATACCTCGATAAAGTTCCAACCTAATGTTGAAACTTTTAAAATATGAGAGGGTCATAATGACCCTCTCACATCCAGACTATTCGCCAGTCTGGATAAAGTACTCAACCCTATCTTTTAGGGCCGAGAAGCTTTTTTCCAGACTATCCGCGCTTAGGTATGCATCCTCGTATCGGCGAGGCCACATACGCAGATACCATAGCAAGTCTGCTTGTTTCTCAGTGAGGCCGACCAACTCAGTGGCCGCCTCACTGATCCACATCCTGGGGTTCATCCCTTGGCCATGAACCGCGACGATCCAGCCGGCCAGGCACATGGTCGTGCCGCACTGGTGGAGACCGTCCGTTTGGACGTCCTTAACCCTGGTTCCGTCGGTTGGCTCCCAGTCCAACCGAATGATCCAGTTTGCCATGTTGAACCTATCAAGGTTCAACTCCACCTGTTTCATGGTTTCAATGAGAACCTGCTTGGTTCTCTCATTTACGCTGTTGTGTCTCATTTTTTCTCCTACATGTGGTCGCCAGCGGACTGCGGAAATATTAATTCTATCCGCATACCGTTGGTACCGTTCAAGCACCGTGCCCCGTGGGGCAACGGGTGTACGCAAGTATCGCAGTACAGCGCCCAACTGGCCTGGAAATATGAGCCAGTCTTGTCGTAGAATTTGTTGAAGCGGTCAACCGCCTCATCGCAGGCTTCATCGATTTCCAGCTGCGTAAAGGCTCGCGGGTATCGTTGATCACGGCGGTACTCCCCGTGACCGGCTTCGATAACCCACCACCTAAAGTCATCTTGGGTAAATGGTGTCATTTTTCTCCCATGTTTTCGTCATCTTCGACCTCATACACCATGTGGTCGAAATCCTCGGTTTGCTCATCCCACCCATACTTATCGGCCATCTCGCGGTAGAACTGGTTAGCCGCCTCTCTGGCTTCCTCGCGGCTATCGAACGGCGCCCATGTCCCATCCTGATAATCGATACTATATCCATATTTTTTCATTACCCCTATCCCTCCAGCTGCTCTATTTCCTCATCGGTCAGGTCTTCGCCGACCGGTAAGGTGTTCATATCATATTGAGTGGCGACACGGAAGCCGCCACCCTCTACTTCTACGATGCAAATACTGGCATCGTCTGAGAACCTAATCTTGTTCATGTTTCTCCTTATACGCCTCAATGAATCCAACATGGGCGAACACTTGGGATTTCTTCACACTCCCGTCCGCCTGATGCTCTTCCACAGAGCGACGAACAGAGAACGCATATAGAGGTGTTATCTCCCTCGCCCATAGTTGCCTCTCTAGTGCGCCCATTAAATATGGAGCGCCACCTATCATGGCTGAATCACAGCCAGAAAACCGAACAATATTAGTCAGGAGATGTGCGCGGTGCGCAATCTCTGGACCTGTCGGTTGCTCATCAAATGTGAGCAGCCTGGAGATCTTGGATTTTAGCTCGGTGGACGGTTCCACCACACCAGCTGTAACCTGATCTGGCGTGGCCACATGTTGTGTTAGATTTAGGATCTTCATATATTCCTCTATTCCTCAAATTTCACGCGACTCCATTGCCGCGGTTGGTTGGTGGGGGGGGGCGCACAGATCGCCACCCCTTGAGTTGGTTACGCCTATACCCTAACCGGAGATCGGTCAGAGTATGCGCCCCCACCTATCCGGGCGCACCGAGCCGCGTCGACGGCGCAATGCTTCAGCGCGCCGTCGACGGATCTGTGGATCACCCCACAAGCTCCGCGTACTGGCCCCTCGCATGTATGGGGGTCGTCCACGAAATTTTCTCTCTCCCGCTTTAGTTCGCAGGCCCAGCACTCTGGGAACTGCCCGTCAGCGGCATAGTGCTCGCATTCTCTGTAACTCGTATTGCACTTTCTCATATTTTCTCCCCATCAAGGTGTTCCACGTGGAACACCTTTTCTTTTACTGAGATTCGATGGACTCAAATGCCTCTAAATCTAACAACATTAAAGATCTAAAAATTGACTGACCGACGAGCTTTCCGGGCGGCCCTGCGCGATGGGAACCCCTCGGTCGGTTTCGGCTCGTACCGCGAGCGGAGGAAGCGAACTTTCGCTCCAGCGGCCTGGGCCACGAGGATCAATGCGGCCCACTCAGCAGCGAACTTTGCCTGCGCTTCAGCGGCTTTCTTCGCCTGGGCTTCAGCAAAAGTGGTTTGTACGTTCAACTTAATGACAGTCATAGTAATCTCCTTAAAAACCAAGGTTAATCTTTCCAACAAGATAGAATAGAGCATTTCTAATCTATCTTATTATCCCATCAAAAAACAAAAAAGAGTTCCGATCTAATCTCCAAAATAAAAAATAGGGACGGGCCAGACGGGCCAACCCGTCCCAGAGCGCCTCAGCATCAATGCAAAAGTGCTGAGGGGAGATTGAGGCATATCAAATAATAGATTCAGCCGCGAGTCAAGCTAATTTTTTGCTTGCCCGACCGCAGGATGAGCAAAAGCTGGCGCCCGCGATCCTATGTTTCTGCCCACATCTTGGGCAGAACGGGGCGACTAAATTCAGCCCCGCAGTTGGGGCATTCTCTAGCGCAGCCCGCGATAATGGCTGCGTCGGCCCAGAATTTGATGGGCGAGTCAGGGGTTGAGTTGCCCCGAATCGCCCCACCCCACGGAAATTTTTTAAATTAAATATCATAATATCCATTCCTCTCAGCTAGCACCCTCACATATGCGAGGAAATGGTCGATCTGATATAATTTTTCAAATAATTCCGCTGCCCATTCATCCTGGGTCAGCCACAAATCATTCATGGTCTGCTCCAGGGCAACTAGAATTTCGGACAATCCCAGTCGTGAAATCCTTGAGGCCGCGAGAAGCGCATCCTCTTCTCTCTTTTTCATGTTCATATCATTTCACCTTTTTGCCCACGGTGAGGGCATATGCCATTGCAACTGCGTTCGCCGCGCAGAGAAGGATAAGCGGCAGAAACCGAATGTTCCCTTTAGCGAAGGTCATCGCAACTTCAAGTAGGATGGTAAATCCTACAGCTTTGAAAAATCCCATGGACTTCCAGCCACGTGAGCCGTACCACATGCGAGCATAGTCAAAAATGCTTAATGATGATACGGTCAGCCCGCCCGCAACGGCGACCCACATATATGGGTTAGCCTGCGCCTCGCCGTGTGCCAGGCTATAGCTGATGACGGGCAGACTGGCTCCGACCACAGAGCCGACTCCCGCTGCCAAACGATTGCGATTGAATATCTGAATCTGCCTAAGCAGACCAGAATTCATGGAAGGTGTATTTTTCTTCGCCATGATAATCTCCATTTATTTGTTAATTATTAGAGAGGCAAACAGTAGAGTATCCGGTACTGGCTACTGAGGTTTGCCTCTCTAATTTTTTGCCCCCTAGCGGGAGAATTTAAGAAATGTTGAGAACTGGCTGTCGCTGATCTTCTCGATTTGCCAGCCTATCGATCTTGCCATGTCAATGATGGCGTAGTCCATCTCGTAGTTATGGCTCGGATGCTCGATCAGGAAGTCAAGCCAATCCGCGTCTTGGCTATTGAGGATAAATACCTTGAATCCTTCAATCTTTATTGTCATTTGAAATTTCTTTGCCATTTAATCTCCTTATATTGATAGATAATAGGGGGCATCATGAATTATTAGCCTGAGTCCCTACTATCCATCATCTGCTCCGCCGTAGACACCATGATAGGAAGCAACCCCTGTGCCACATTCCATTATTAAGTGTAAGTATATGGAAATAAAGGACTTAGCCCATTATGGCTTTACCATAATTAGATTAAAATATGGGTATATTTTACCTAGTAGCGGTAAATTGTTGAAAATAAAGAACTTCCATCGTGTAAGGATTACATACCATTATGTAAAGACTACATAGTGTAAAAAGTACACTAAGGGTTATAAAAATTACACACATCACAAATTATTGATTGTTGAATTGAAAATCATTTTCATTTAGAAAGCAAAAAGAATGCCCACCAAAAAAGGCAGGCATTGGTTAAATAAAATTTTATTTTAATGGCCGAACAATTGGCCACCTAGTAGGCCATTAAAATAAAATAAAATGCCGACTAAAATGAAGCCGGCAAGAATACGAATTAGAAAATTAATTTTCATAATACATCAGTAGGGAATGTGGGATGGACCCCACCCCGTATTCGAGCGCTGAATTTCTCAGCGCCTCTCGGAGATTCTGCTGAGAGAATTCGATCCACCTCTCAGCAGATGCCCATGATAGGATTATCCCATCATTGGCACATACATGGCCTAAATTACGATAGAATGAGTCCACCGCATAAAACTCGGGTACCATCACCTCTCCGTTTGGGAGGAGATAGCCGACGAATTGATATTTCTCCCCTCTCAGGGGGTTGAATGCTGTGAATTGGTATTTCTCTAGTGTCATTTCAAGCTCCTAATTAATTAGCGGCCACGCTATTGTGGCGATGAAATTAGAGCATGATAGACTATTGAATGCAAGCAATTTTTTGATCTATTTTGATTTTAATTTTGGCTATAACTACTAATAAATTAGTAGTTGAGAATAAAAAATATTCCCATAGACTGTCTATGGGACTGAATAATTAGAATAGTAATCTGATCCCTATATATATAAGGATGAGGATTACTATTAGAATTACCAGAAATAATGCCCAACGGGACTGAGCATTATGTCGGGCGTCTTGTTTGAGGTCGGATGCGACCTCAAGATTTATAGGGTGTATTTTTTTCATAATTCTCCTATTAGTGGGGCGGGAGGATTATATCATTATTTAAAATAGAATCAAGACAGTTCTATTTAGGAACATTTCTATTTAAGACATTTCTATATAGAAACATTCTTATATAAGCTGTTCCTATATAGGATAATGTATTCCTATATAGATTATTTTGCCCAAGAAAGAAATACACCATATGGTATAGTTTTAACAAATTAAATGTTGCGGAAAATCGGCAAAAAATGGCCATTTTTGGGCATGATGTGAAAAATTAAGTTATTGATTCTAAAGGGCTTAGGGGATCGGCAAATCAAAAATTAAAAACGCATATCTTACCCTAGGGAAAATGAGAAAATCTTCTCATTCATGGAGAGCAAATCGTCTAAATCCTTTATAATCAATAGGTTACAGATTTTAACTCTTAAAGTTGGTAAATCCCATAAGTTCTTTATAATCAATAACTTATAGTCCATTGACCAGGAAGATGAAATTTGTGGTATAAAATTTGTAAGGGTGGATAATGTGGGATGTGGTATAGGAATTGCTAATAGCAAATCGTGTGCCAAAATTACCGATTATATAGGTATCTACATAGGGTAGGTATGGCATAGAAATTGTCCAAAGCAAATTACATACCATAGTGAATTAAAATCGTTCAATTTAGCTGGGTAAATTATGTGCTTTATAATCTTATACTTAGTACGGTTTTGCCCCTATGCTACTATACCTCTCGGATGTCATACGGTGTAAAAATTACATAGTTCCAATATGCAAGCTTGATGCCAAGTCTAAATTATATATCTATAATGATTATATTCCTGTAATAATTTAGTCAGACCAAATGCTTAGTAAAATATAATGGTCAGACCAACTCTACGAATCATTTCGTAGTCCTAGACGCAAGCAGTATGCCACAAGTTAAATACTTGATTCTAAAGGGGTTTCGGCCCTAATAATAGGCCAAAAATGACCCTATATCATAGCATACCCCAAAGCCTAAAAATCGATCCTAGGCCAATTGTGACGAAAGCCTGTAAGTCATTGATTCTAAAGAACTTGTTTGTGTAATCTGTAATATTAGCGAGTGAGATTAGAAATGAGAGAAATCTATGGCATCATTCTTGCATAAATGCTTGGTACCAAAATTGCAAGGAATAAATACTGTGCCACAAAATTGTTATGCAATTACTGTGCCAAAAAATATTTATTTCGTTAAATTAGAGAAATAAATTTGCGTGCCAACCATAAGTCTTTTAATATTATATATTTATAATATTAAAGATTTTTAATGTGGGGGGAGTAGGGGACGGTGCGATGCCTCTAATTTAGTATCTAGGAAAACTTTCATGGAAAAACTTTTTCCATAATTTAGTAGCTAGGAAAAAATTATAAAAAAAGTTTTTTCTTACTTCAATAGCTAGGAAAAATTTCATGAAAAAAGGCTAGTAGGTAAGGAAAATTTATTAAAAATGATTTGATTTATGATTAATTATGGAAAGAGTTATATTACAAGGGATAAATTTTCCAAAAAAAATAAAATACATGAAAAGTTTTTATTATCTTGGGTGAGGATTGAAAAAAGTGTTTTTTTATTTTTGGGCAAATAGCGGTTGATGGAGTTTAAGTTCATTTAAGATGTGTACTATTACGTCTACAGTGAAACTGTTTCCTAATACTTTGTATCTTTGAGTATTACTGATACAATCAATGTATTCTGGATCAAAGGTTTGTAGTTTTTCACACTCTTTTACAGTTAACTTTCTATAAGAGATACCATTATTTGACTCAATCCTGACCATTAACCTTCGTTCTGATTGTCCTTTTGGAATAACTTCCATTTTATCATATTTTAATCGGGCAGCTAAACTTCCTCCTTTTTTGTAATTGGCGTCTATACAATAAGATTTGTTTCTGTCCACAACTCCATCTTCAATTATATCAGCTAATAGTATCCCTTTGTCTTCTGGTTGACTGACTGGAAAATTACACCAGTAGTACCTTTTCCTTTCTTGGGCAGAAAGAGTTGCTGAGTTAATTAATATAGGTTCAACTCCCATGTATTGAGTAATTATATCCCTCCACTCCTTCTTCATCCTTACATTTTCTAATATAAATGCTAAATTAGGATTTCTTTCTAACAGTGTATTTTTAATTTGGGCAAAAGTGAAGAATAATTTGCTTCTTGAATCATCAAAACCTAGTCTCTTACCCGAAACCGAAAACCCAGTACATGGACTACCACCAATAAGTAAATCTATTCTTGGTAAATCCCAGTCTTTCCATTTCTCTATGTCCCCTAACTGAATAGTGTCGGGAAAATGCGCATTGACTACCTTTAATGCAAATTTGTCTATCTCAGATGAAAAATACTTGTCATAAGAGATATTTGCCCTCCTTAACGCTACCTGAGCCGCTGAAATTCCATCAAAACAACTTAAAATATTCAAGTATTTCTCCTAATGTATCTCTCCATTAGCTCTTTTTTGTTTTTAAAATGGAAAAATTCCAGAATTAAGTCGTTTAATTCTATGTCACATTGCTTGCAAACACCTAAATAATTGTTATGGTTTGCGCAAATCTGCCATTGGCTTTGTGAGGGTTTGCCACATCTTTTACATGGTACCCTTCTTATTCCTCTTCTTGTATAAGGAGCTTTTCTTGGCATAATACTTATCTTTCAAGTCATTTTATCATAAATTTTTCCGTTGTCAAGAATGATGTTGACTCGCTTTTCTCTTAATGGTATATTGAAGAGGAAAGGAAATATTATGCTTTTAACTCCAGGTTTAGCCAGATTTGCTGGCGGTTCCACAAATAATTATAATAATTCTAAGGCATCTGATAAAGAAGAGCCTATACTCTTTTGGGGATGTTTTATTGTTTTTGGAATAGGATTTCTTATATGTTGGCTCGGAATTATGGCAACTATTTTATTTGTATATATACTATAGAAAATGGTTTTCTTTTCTTGGGCAAAATTAGATACTTATGATATAAGATTATTGTTTTAATTTAATAATACTATGTAAAGGACACGGTTATGTATAAATCAAAGAAAAGAATAGAAAAATGTGATGGGAACAGTGACTTATAAAAATCAGCCCGCAATTCATAAAACTAGAGGATCAATACCACTAGTCGGCACTAAACATTTATACACAGTAAATAAAGTTTTATGGCCAGAAGAAGTTGAGGATTTTTTAAAGACAAAATTAATAGGCAAAAGTCTGCATGTTTGTTCAGGACATTCTCTTCTTGGCAATATAAGACTAGATTTGGATTCTTCTGTTAATCCAGATATTATCGCAGATGCCGCTAAATTACCATTTGAAGACGCGTCTTTTGATACAGTTTTTGCCGATCCTCCGTACAACTTCAAATTCCAACAAAATCATGATATGCTGTCTGAGCTATCTAGGACAGCATCTAAACGAATTATCTTTCAACAATGGTGGCTTATGTCCGACCCTTATGGCTATTATAAAAAAGCACAAAGTAGGTTTGCTTTAGCCGAGTTATATGCTTGGCAGCCAAGGACTTATTTTGGAAGATGCCAGCTAATACAAATCTATGATAGAATTGAAGAATAATTGTTCTACATTCATAATCATGATATAATCTATTTTATGGAAAGGAAAATAAAAAGAGTTTTGTATATATGCGGATACAAAGGATGTAGGAATCGAGTCCCGATAAGGGATCTTATTTGCTCATCTTGCATGGCCAAAATATGGGAATTAGTATTTACAATCAAATTTGACTAGGAATGGAGCTGCTTTAACCCTCTCAATCTATTGACTAGGTATCCCCTAAACTCAAAAATATCTTGAACTTGAAAATACTTTCCATTTTCATGGAAGAATATTCCATCATTCCAGTATATTTTTAAATGTAAAAGTTCGGCAAAATATAAGCAGTCTTCGACTATTGCATAAAAGACCTGTTTTCCCTTAGTCTTGGCCCTTGCTCCGCTTAATACACATCTTTCCTTAGTTAGAAGTAGCATTATAAACTATAATTGCAATAATAAACATAATTCCAACGAAAATGAGATGCCCCGTGATGGAAAAAGTTTCACTATACCATTGCTTTTGTATTTTCTTCATGATTTGATTATCTCATCATAATAAACGAATGTCAACTAAGAAATTGCTAATGTGATCTGTGGAACCGGTCTAACTAAACCAGTCTCAAAAGTGTAGATTTTTGTATCTGAGCCTATTCCTTGGAAGTCATAATAATAGCCTTTTTCAATGTTTAATGGGCTTGTAGATGCTGAATTGACTATAAGATTAAAAGTAATTATTCCATCAGGAGAACTGTCTGTCTTTGTAATTTGACCGCTTACTCCGGGGCTTGAGGTTATTGAGACTTGGATAACTCCAGGATCAGCGTCTATTGGAGAGCTTTTTACTGTAAAGTAAACTTTTGACATGCTGACCCCTAAAGGAATATTTCCATAACTTCTATCGAATCTCCATGTATCTCCCGCCGCATAATTTAAAACTCGTAGTCCCGTGAGTGTAGCCATATTATTCCTCTAAAAACCAGTCTAACTTATTAAAATCCGCAGCGGTTAATGTGGTTTCTTCGGGCAGATTGGAAATGCTGAATTTATCAAAACCAAACTCAACTTCTTGTTGAAGTAAATCATTGTAATCATTAATAAATTGTTGAACATGTTCCTTATTATCCCGCCAATCCTTGCCCTTTTCTTGGTCAAATTGAGCCAAAATTTGATCTTTTACCTTGTCTCCATGCTTAAGTTCTTTGTCCACTGTTGTTATAAACCTTGATAACTCATATTTCTGTTTTACACTAAGTTTTGGCTCATTTGCCAGTCTTGATAAACTATCAACACTGATTTGTAATCTTCCTAAAATAACTTTCATTAAAATATTTCCTTTCTTTATTATTTTATTTCATTTTTGGAAAAAAGTCAAGGAAATCATCCAAAATTTGTTATACATAACTCAATTCAGCAACTTTGATCGCCCCGCTGGAATCCTTGATTTTAAATTTAAGTTTGGAGGCGCTTTCATCTAGCCACAGATTAATCTCGCTATTTGCTAGCACTCCATCAGCCAACGCCACATCGGGTGTACGCAAAATCAATCCATCCGTAGCCCAACTGAGCGCACGACTGTGTGAGGAATCAGCATACGAGATGCTGCCGAGTGAATATCTATCACCGGCGGGATCTTCATACACTGCGCCAAAACCGACCTGACTGTTGCGGTAAAAAAGCAGCCCGGCTCCGTCAGACTCAAACCCTACCTGACTGATGAAACTACCTGTCGAATCGTATGCGTCAAAGACCAGTGTCGGGCGATCAGGCAAATTCCAGGTTGCGTAATTTGCCCAGCTCCCTTGGGACCCCACATAACCCAGGTGATAGTTGACAATGCTGGGTGCATTCAAAGTCAGCAAACACGAGTATCCACCGATCAGAGGATGGCCGGACGCCCCCGACTCGATTAACTCGATTAGCGTTGGTCCATTGCTATTTCCCACCAGCGTGGGATTCCCAGTTGGGCTGTAATTGAAAAGACTAGCGCCGTCCACCATTGATCCATTTGCGGGATAATAGGTCAGCTCCCCCGTCAATCCTGGATTAATTGTTCCACCTCCACCGCCTCCAGTTGCCCAAACAAGTCTATTTAATGAAAGATCATAAATAAGTCCTTGATTATTAAGCGGAACACCATCTATCTGAATTCCTAAAATCGCATTACAATTTTGAATTTGAGAAACACTTAAGGTCTCAACTCCAAGCTCTATATCACTGTCAGTTGCTGGAATCTCAGACAAGGAGTCAACAATACTCCAAACATCGCCATTTCTTAGTATAACTATCTGCCCAGCATTTATTAAATCAATAATTTGATCACGCGTTATAATACTCATAGACCACCTGAAGCTGAAATATACTAGGAAAAGTGACTATAAACCACTTTTCCTAGTATATCAATTATCAATTAATATATAAGAAATTTTCCTTCCTAGAGTGTGTATCTGGAGGAAAAGCCCCAAATTAGTATTTTGGCCTTACATACTTGTCCACCCAAGCCGGTACAAGCTGTGTTTATTTTTAGCTTCACGGGAATATCATCATCCCCATATGGAAGCTGAATGAACGGCAGTTCGTTTTCCAATTGAATAAGCTTAAGGAGATTCAGAGTTCCGCCAACAGATTTTAACGCCACAAAGTTATTGTAATTTGTAGCGTTGGTTCCAACTGAAACAGTTGGATTGAGCAGAACAGAACTCCAATCCGTAGTAACAGCCGCGACTCCCATCACGATGTAGCGAAGACCAAATCCGCTTGACGGATAAGCGACGAATGATCCGATGTCATGTGTTCCGGTCGCGCTAAAATCAATTTCACCGGTAACAAAGGTAAAAGGTGTGCTTTGCGCGTGCGCCGATGCAGATATAGCCAACGCCAGTATCACCGAAAAAAGCATTCTCGCGAAAATGTTTATTGTTTTTTTCATATAAAATTTCCTCTCTTTTGTATTTATGTTTTAACTATTAATTCGAGACTTCCCAAACCTCCATCGTACTATTAGTCAGGAAGGTTGTTGAGTCTGAGTCAGAAGTCGCCTGTGCCCCCTGCACGCGTAAATTTCCAGAGCCATTACAAACAATGGTAGCTTCCCCCCACATAGTGCCTCCAGCGCTATCGGTAGTACTTAGTACGAAAGCTATTGGAGTTGTTCCATTTATGGCCGTGAGTCGAGTAGAAGAGCCTGCGATAGCATCACCATTAGATTGAGTATCAAACGCCCAACCAGCCCCTAGCGCAGCCGAGGCCGTGGCAGTTCCTGTTAGGGTAATTTTTGCTCCGCCTCCAGTTGATGATGTCATGTTGTAGAACACGCATACTCTGACCTTATATGTTCTACCTGTAACCAGGTTAACTGTTAGTCCGGTAATATCGGAGAAGGTTGTACTGCTGGTCTTGGTCAGATCAGACGTAGATCGTACCAGCCCGTAGTACTTAACCTGCCCATTGCCTCTAATCCTGAAAGTTTCGGTGAGCGCCGAGGCGTTATTGACGTTGGCGAACGCTATATCCGCCGTCCGCGTTGGATGGTTGGAGTCTGTCCACACAGACCGGATATAGGTAGCGTCTTGAGAATCAGCCGCGCCTGTTCCTGAAGTCTCCAAGCCAAACACTAAGTTACCACCCAAACCTGCCGCCGCCGTTCCATTGCTATTGACGTTGATTCGGAAAACAGTATGAGCTTGATTGGTATTGGATGAATTGACATTGAATTGCCCTAAATCAGCCGAGGAGTTGGAGGCGCTGTCTACGCGAAGGCCGACGCGGGAAGTCGAGCCGCTAGCCGCATGTAGTTGGGCGCTTACCGTTCCAGATGCGGTATTGATGCCTACAGTTTGCCCGTTAGTCGAGCTTAACACTTGAATGGCCGGCGTTGAAAAGGCGTTATTCGTTCTAAAAGTGATCGTGCCAGTCGTCGCTGGGCCATTAAACACGACATCGGGAACTGAGGAATCGTATTGCAGGAAAAAGTTGCTGCTGCTGGGCGACGCTGTATTAACCCCGCCCCACATGGCCGGGTACAAAAACCCTCCACCGTTGTCGAAATACCCAAGCAACCACCTCCCATCGGTGCCACTTGCACCACCAGATGCATTCCCATTAATAAGTATACCGGCGCCAGCCGCACCGTTCGCCAGAGACCGATCAAACCGAGCAATTGGGTTCGTTGAAGTGGTCGCGTTGCTGAAGAGCAACGTCCCGGTACCCTTGGGAGAGAACGTCCCACCCGCATTGGTATCCCCTCCTGTAATACTCAACGTCGGCGAGTTACCTGTCGCCGCGTTCGCCACTGTGAATTCATTCACCGCGCTGGCGGTCGCCGTAATTGCGAATATTTCATTACCATTGATGTCATCAATGCTAGTAATAAACTTTGGCCTAGTAGCTGCTAGAATCCCACTGTTAAATGTTTGTGTCGCAGTAAATGTCTCGGCTAAGTCCGTACCGGCAATCGTATAACTGGCGTTTTGAGGAGTCAGAACTCTAGTAGTTCCGGTTGTAAACCCATCTACCTCAAATCTTAATAGTTTAGTGGCATCTACGCTTCCTTTCACCAGAGCCGTTGTTTGATCATCAAAAGGCGGATTAAAGTCTATTGATACTCCATTTTCTCTACACCGAAACTTATTTCCTGTAGAGTTATACCAAATATCACCGTTTGATAATGCTGAAGGATCTCCGGAGACGGAGCCAACTCTTAATGCTGCGCTAGTTGTAGAAGCCGTTGTGTGAACTCGTCCTCCGAATTGCGAAATGGCAGATCCTTCAGTCTTGATGGCGTAGATATTTGTCGCGCCAGCCGCCGTTGTCGCTATATCTTGAATCCACAGACCATAAGCGTTAGTCAGCGCACCATTTGTTCTATAAACATCTCCAAACAATGCTGCGGAATTGGTGACAGTACCAGACGATTTATCGTTTTCATTAATTGCAGCTACACCAAGCATATTAACTACATTGCCGGAATTTCCAGCAGATGCGTATGATGCGACGCCATAAACAGAAGTAATATTAGCAGTTCCAGACTCCCAGTTGGCGCTTCCTTGAATCTGCGCCCCTGTAATCCTTTCAGTTGTACCACCAATTTGCTCACCCCAGACAGATGTAAACGTGCCCCAAAGACTATCATTAGCGCTATTACTGACATTAGTAAAAGCCGCCGCTGCGCTGACTAAAGCTGAATTCGTAGAATTCTTAATGGCGACCTGTAATCCACTATACTTAAAAGAATCAATCTGTGTAGCTGTGAAATTACTCTCAGGAACTCCTATAAATACAAAAGGATCTTCCAGAGTTTGTCCAACAGGATCATTGAATGTGGCTTGTCCAGCTTGTACCCATAACGCATACTTGTTCGTCAATATTGCATTTGATCCGCTTAGTGGAGCATTGGTTATGGCTACTGTCGCTGCTGTAGTGATTGTATCTGAGCTAGTAAACGCATATGTAGGCGCGCTAAATACATATTCTCTTTGTTGAGGAAAGGTTGAGCCTCCTGCTGTAAACTGTCGAACTACTGACGCTCCTGATCCATTACCGCCAATATAAATTCCTGGAGCTTCGATGTCAGCGGCAAGCGCTGTATCAGCAGGTGTTGTTAGCGAAAACCATGGTGCGCTTCCTGAAGTTCTGGGAGATGGAGCAAACGTAACCACCCCACCCGATGTTGAATTTGAACCAGGAATTTCTCCTAATACATTACCTAAAGCTTCATAAAGAATTCTACCAGTCGAGCCTGAAGTTATCGTAGTTGTTCCAATATTTAATACATTACCACCGCTTAATGAGAGGGGAATTTCACCAAGTTTCAGAGCGCTAGTACTATATTTTACCTTGACTTTGATTTTGTCAGCGCTCTCGTCCAGATAGAACGAGAAAGCAGAATTAGAGAGATCGCCATCGGCAGGTGCGGAATCAGGCGCAGTGGCGAAAAGCCTATCACCAAGCTCGACCTTGCCTAATCCAGTTCTGATAGCCCAGTTATTAGTTCCGCCAGCAATGTCCTCCACTTTTAAGCCATATGCGTTTACTAATGTGCCTGCAACATAGGTCAAACCGGCTCGAATAGCCATAAAATCATTGACGTTTGAGAATACCTGACCGGCGCAGTTAAGACTGATCATGGTATCTACCATGCCAGAGAATGCTACTGATTGAAAATCTCCACCAGTAACTTGTGATGCGGAATCGCTTCCAGCCCATAACGTAATCCCTTGTAACCCAGACAAATTTTGATTAGCTCCGCCTGACCCATTTTGAACTAGAAAAGTTAATCCAGAGACGCTCGTTCCACTCTGTGTGTTCTCTGGTTTCACGTTTAGCAGTACATTAATACCATAAAACTGAGACAAATTCGTTATAGGATCAGCATCAACTGCTACTATAATGCCATTAGCGAAGTTGGTTGAAAAATCTCCATTTATACTCTCTTGTATGTCAAGGAGCGCAGCCCCAGAAGGGTATGGATAGATAGAACCACCATTGATTGCGCTCTGCGCTCCAATCGCGGCGTGTTTTGTGGCTCGAAAATTACCATCTAAGGCTAGTAAATCATTTCCATTGTCCCAAGAGAATTCAAGGAGATCATCAATAGTAGTTCCGTCCGTCGGATAGTATGCGATCTTACCGGCTAGCCCGTCATTAATTGTCCCTGATCCTCCTCCAGTTTGCCACGAAGGGATACCAGAAGATACTGTGAGAACTTGCGCATTGGTCCCAATTCCTAATCGGGCAAAATTCCCACTAGAATTCCTGTAATAAATATCTCCGGTAGCATCTGATCCTAGATTAATTATAGGACTTGTTAATGTTTTGTTTGTGAGAGTTTGTGAACCAGTCAGAGTAGCAACGTCTGATCCAATATCTAAAGTGGGGGTTCCTAATACCCCGTCTCCATTTGTAACTGTAATCCTATTTGATGTTCCGACTATTGTCCTAGATATAGTAGTATTCAGAGCAGTTCTAACCAATAACCCATTTGAACCAGGATCAGTTAAACCACCTCCACCACTACCAGTTTGCCATTCCATCCTATTAGTAATTGCATTATATGCTAGGCTTTTTCCGTCTTGGGCAGGACCGTCTATTTGCTTTCCCATTAATGCATTGGCGTTTAAAAGTTGGCTTATAGACAAAGTTTCTACGCCTTCTTCAATTTCAGCATCAGATGTGGGAATCTCGCCCAACGAATCAATAATCGTCCAAATGTCGCCGTTTCTTAGGAGAACAGTTTGGCCATTTGATATTAATAATTCAATTTGAGATTTTGTCAGTACAGCCATGGTTTGTCCCCGTATTCTGGATTGATTTTTATGAAAAACTAATTATATCAAAAATCCTCCATTAAGTCAATTGTTTATCAGTACTTGAAAATAGGACTTGACATTTAAATCTTTATCAGTTAGAATAAAGACTCGAACATAAAGAATTGCTCTTTTCCAATTTGGAAAATATCTTCAACGTTGTAAGGGCTGAGGTTGCCGTACAAGAAGTCGAGTTCGTCGGAACCAAAAAAATCCTGTACTCTCTATGTCTGCAACAAACTTCCAAATAAGCTAGAACCAATTAAGAATTGAGTTTCAGAAAAGTTTTAGACGAAAGTTAGGGAAAAATGCATAGACTGAAGAGAATTTGACCCTCCTCCTTGCAAGCAACGTTGTAAAAATAAATATATTCTAATTGCAAGATTACACCATGAATTAGTAAGTTAGGGTATCGGGCCGTTACCGAGAGAGCAAGTAGGTAATAAACCGCGCAAGGGAACCGGCAAGTAAACGACCGAAGGGGCCTATACTTAAAATCTTTTGAGTATGTCTTTTTTGGAAAAAATTTTTACTTTCGACCAGAGGGCTGGTCAAAGTGTCACTTCTCTCAGCTAACCTACCTTAAACAAATTATTTATTATCATAATTTACAATAAAAAAGTTATCTAATTAACAATTCTCCTTTTTAGATGATTTTAGGGAATGATTAGGAGGTAGATGATCTAGATATTATGGGCAATAATATAACTAATTTTAATTCTTGATTGTAACATGGGATTTAAATAGTGTAAATAATAGGTTTATAGATCATAATAAGGACTAGATAATAAACAAAATCTAATTAGAATTAAGATTCAAAATTAGAATTATTGATTGCTAAATAATGAATAGGAGCGTCTAGTTGACATTTAAGGACAGAAATGCTTAAAAACAAGGGATGGAAAAAGAGATGATTTTGTGAGATGATACGCTCTTGACAGATTAATTCTTCTGTGCTAAGATATTCTTTGATAAATAATGAACTTATTTATTATGCTCTTTTAGATCATTAAGCTGGATAGAAAATGATCACTCCGTTTGGATGTGAGGTTGTCCGATTATTAAAACGAACCTGGGAAGTCATACACCCCAGATAGTAATTTTAATAGCTTAAGCAAAATTTCCAAGTTAATCTTTGTCATTTCCTACTTAGGATAAAAAAGATTCGGGCCGATAGGCGGCATCAAACTCCTTCATACTATTATATGAAAGCCGAAAAAGTGTTGTAACCGGGAAGCTTAAGTACCTCTTTAGTGGGACGGAGTATAAATATTTGACCGTGCGCCGAACAGCTTTAGGCGTATACACAGGCCACTAAACAATAGGACTAGTTAAAAACGACCGACGGGGGGTCAGCTTTCGTTTTGTTTTTACTAATAGACGGTGTATGTCTATTAGTGTCCACTCCCTCCGAAAAGTCACCTTTACCTTAATTATTTATTATATAAATTGCCTGATAAGGTAGTAGGATCAAGAATTTAGATAAGATAAAAAATCTATTTTAAAAAATCTACTTTTAGGATCTACTTAAAAAAGTTGGGCAAAAATAAGCATTAAAACTAATCTGATCTAAGATCCAACTTAATAATTCCTCTCCTACCATTAAATAATACCAAATAAATATTGACTTTTCCGGAAAAATGAATAATAATGCCCAGTGAAAGGATATTGCTAAATGTCTGCAAATAAAGGATTTAATAGAAAACATTGGCGTGGCGGCCAGGATAGGCATTTATATCCTATTCCGCCAAAAGATGGAAGGATTTTTTATATTGCTATCCACTTGCCTAGAAATCCAGGTAATGGAGTATTTTATTGGGCTGAGGTAAGCCAGGTTGGAAACCTTTTGGCCGAATTTGGATGTAGAGTCTCCTCAATCACTAATAACAGGATGGAAGTTCTGGGTTTAATAGATATAATTGAAAAACATAAAGAGTGTAATAATTTTGTTGTTTATTCCAGTAGTCAATATTTGGTTAATGGCGTAAATGCTTGGATGTTTAAATGGAAAAAGAAAAATTTTTCCAAAATTAAAAATCCCGATTTATGGTCAAAACTTTATTCCGCTCTTCTTGGCAAGAAAATCACAATGCGCTGGGTTAAATCTCTTAGTGGTAATAAATGGAATGATTATACTTATATAAAAGCTATGGAAATGTATTACGATTCTTGAGCAAGAAAGTTAAAGCCCTTTAGCCTTTGTATCTCATGGCCAAGATTCCTCACTATTAACCCCATCCCTAGTTGTATAGATGATTTCTTCGATTCCGGAAAGTTGAATGGCAATTCTACAGATTTCACAAGGACAAGCTAACGCCAAAGAGCCATTTTTATTGAATCTGATTATAAAGATTTTTGACGCATTTTCAATAGGTTTAATTTTCCTATTCCTGATAATTCTAGCTAATGCCGCAATTTCAGAATGCAAGAATATCCTACTTCTATTCTTGGTCATAGCCGCTATCCTTGCCTGAAGACTGTGGGTTTTTGAATAAGAATTATAACCAGTTGCAATAATTCTATATTTTGAATCCAAGACATAGGATACAAGACAATGCCTTTTGTCTTTCATGGTCAAAAAGTCTTTCCTTGCCTTTTCAATCAGCTTTTTTATTTTCTTATTCATGGGGCCAGAATACCAGATTCATTTTTGTTGTCAACTTGACTTTTTGGCTGTTATATGTTAATAATAAACCATGAAAAGATTCTGTCTTAGTTGTGACAAAGTTACATCTCATAATAGGGCAGGTGTGTGTACAATTTGTAAATTTGTTTCATTGCAATTGGAAAGGCAGGAACTTAATAAATCAAAAGAAAATGTGAATAGTTATTTATTATTGATCATTATGCTTTTGCTGTTTTCTGTTGTAATTTTAACGATTATAGCTTTTTTCTCTGATTGAATTGAAATTAGGTTGAAATAATTATGAATAATCACGATCATATAACATTTGTTTTAGACCGTAGTGGATCAATGGCGAGTATAAGAAGAGCAACTATTGACGGCTCAAATAATTTTATTGAATCTCAAAAACTTGGCGATGCTAGTTTTACTTTGATCCAATTTGATGATGAGTACGAGATACTTTACGATTCCGTTAACATTAAAGATGTTCCGAAATTAAGCAATGAAACATTCTTTCCAAGAGGGACTACAGCTTTACTAGGGGCGATAGGTAGAGCAATTGATGAGACAGGCGCGAAACTTGCCGCTTTGCCCAAATTAAAAAGACCAAGAAAGGTTTATTTTATTGTAAACACTGATGGTCGAGAAAACGCATCTCAATCTTGTTCTTGGTCAGAGCAATATACTTTGAAAAAAGTGAATGATATGATAAATCATCAGAAATCTGTTTATAACTGGGAGTTTATCTTTCTTGGCGCGAACCAAGATGCAATCGCTTCAGCATCAAGTATTGGAATTAGCCCAGAGTGTTCAATTACCTATACTTCAAACGAACATGGAGTAGAAAATCTTTATGATATTGTTTCACAGAACTTAATAAGAGCTAGACTTTCAAATACAGGGTTTAATTTCACAGACCAAGATAGAATTAAAATGAAAGCTAGTAGAAAGTGATGCAATTAAGATTTGTCACCATTAACGCTTGGTCAAATAAGATAAAAATATGTCGACCTATTTAGTTAGAACTAAACAAGCTATAGAGATAGATAGGGATAGAATTAGAGAATTAGTCTTAAAGAATAAATCCGCCAGGGAAATTGCTAAGGATCTTAATATTCCTCTTCCCACAGTAATTTCAGATATAAAGGTAATAGTGAAAAGATGGAAGGAAGAAGTTCCTGATTTTACTCTTATGAGGGGACAGCAGCTTGATAGGTTGAATTTAATGGAAAAAGAGCTTTGGAACGCATGGGAGAAATCAAAAGAACAGGCTGGTAAGTCTACTCTAACTATACGGAATGGGCAAAACCCTACAGGTAGAATTGAGACATCAATAGATGAAACTCCCGGTGATGTAAAGTATGTAGAACAGATTATGAAAACAGTCCAAGAGAGAAACAAACTTCTTGGAATGTATGCTGCTACAAAAATCCAATCTGAAGTCACGGTTAAAAGAGATGATAGCGCTATAAGAGAAGAGGTTTTGAACATTATTGAGGAAGCCAGAAAAAGAAGTCTTAGAAATACGGAAATTATTCAAACTATAGAAACTTCAGCAGGAGACTATGTTCCTGTAGACTCTCAAAAACAGCTCCCGGAAACTAATGATTAATGAATGATTTTAAAAATGCTTTAATTAAAGAACTTTTGGAAATTTATTGGGTTTCAAAGGATTTTTTGAAGGTTAATTCTATTTTTGACCTTTATAGAAATACCGATGATTCCATTATATGTCTTAGTAAATTAAAGTCAGCATTTTCCAAGTGTGGGTCACCAACAGATAATATACAAAAATTTCTTTTTGATTCATCAAGAAATGGTCAGGAAATTCTTGACATAATGCTGGAAATGTGGGACACTTTTAAAGATGAAAATTATTGAACTTCATAACTATTTTACTAAAAAAGCCCTTGCGATTATTGAACAAAAGAATAGAGATTATACTAACTCAGATTTGGATGTATATGCGAATTTTAGAACGTCTCTAATTTTTAACGTCCAGCCGGAGATAGGTTTAATGGGAAGAATGCTTGATAAAATGAAAAGGATTGAGACTTTTGTATCAAAAAATAATTTGGAAAACGAATCAGTAGAGGATGCGATAGTTGATTTAATCAATTATACAGTTTTGCTTGGAGGTCTTATTCAAGAGAGAAAGGCCAAAAATGCAGCTTTATAATGGTAAATATATTGAAAATTTCTTTAATTTTAATGTTAAAGAGTTTTTTGACGTTGAATCCTTAGCTCATTCTTGCTCTCTCCAGGCTAGATTTACAGGACATTCTAAATTTCCAATTTGGGTTTCTCAGCATATGCGACTAAGCTCTGAATTAGCGCTTTTGGCAGGAGAATCTACAGACATAGTTCTTGGATGTCATATTCATGATTTATCAGAGGGATTTTCTGGAGATTTAAATAGATGTATTAAGCATCTTCCTGGTCTTGAAATTTATAAAATAAGAGAAAATTTCATAGAACATGAGATTTTTCGCATTCATGGCTTGAAAATTACTGATAGCTTCTTATCAATAATAAAATACTATGACAATGTAACGCTTTCAACGGAAGCACATTGGGCTATGGATACAAATCTCCCGTGTTGGCAAGAGCATTTATCAAAATTTCCATCAAGAAAGTATATTCTTCTACAAGAAGAGGATTGGAGAGAAGCTAAGAAGCAATGGTTGGAAAGATATTATTTTTTGACTCAATAAGTTTTAAAGTTCTTTCATCTAAATCCCATTTGCCCTTATTTTTCAATTTTTTGATCTTTTGATTGATTATATTAATATTAAGTTGTGAAATCTCATCCAAAAAGAACTTTTGATGTGCGTGCTCATATTCATGACAGATCAATCTTGCCTGGAATCCTTCAAATCCATCCTCTTTTACTTCAAAGTCCTCATTTAAATACCTGACTTTTATCCATCTTGGCCTTAATTTTGGTATATAAATTGAAGGCAATGAAAGGCATCCTTCCATTTCTTTTACTTGTTCGGGACTTTGCTCAAGAATTTCGCAATTAATGAATGTCTTAATCTGACCATTAATGAATCCGACAAATAATTCTAGTTTTTCACCTATTTGAATAGCGGAAAGTCCTGCTCCATGATAGAAATAGGTAGAATTCTTTAGGATTTGGATAATTTCGGCCAAATTTTCTGTTTCTTGTGTGACTTTTTCACATTTTTCCAGTAATAAAGGATTGCCATATTTGATTATTGGTTTAATATTCATGAATTAATCCTAACAGTTATCCGGTTTAAATGCAAGCACTTGACAAAATATCATTTTTTTAGTAAATTAATTATGAAATTTTTAAATTGAAAGGAGAAATATTAATGTTAAAACTAATTTTAAGTCTTTTGGGTGATCGACTCATTCCGACAATCTTTCAATTACTTGGAGATCTTGCGACAAATGCGATTAAGAATCCTACTTCAAGTCAATCTTTAAGGCTTTATTCATTTTTAAAACCGTTTGATACTTCAGTGATTAATCCTGTTCTTGCTAAAATTGAAGAAGCAAACCCACAAGGCTCGCTAAAAACAGTTGATTTTTATTAAAAATTCTTGGGCAACGAAAGATATATAAGAAATCTCATTTATCCGCCTCCTGACAATAGATCAGTTATGGAGAAATTGTCCGATCTTTCATCCGAGGAAAGAGCGGCAATTATAGATAAGATAGTTGCGGAGAAGTTTAATGGTAACTACGAGGCTATAAAATATGCTTGGGATTTAATTGCGCGTCCTTCACAACTTATTAGTATTATTCCTGATTCAAATTGGAGAATTGCTTGTTGGTGCGCGGGACGCGGGATTGGAAAAGGCGCTTCATTAAAAACTAGAATTCCTACTACTTTTGGCTGGACAACTATGGGTCAAATAAAGGTAGGAGATCAGGTTTTTGATGAAAATGGAAATGTTTGTAATGTTACAGCCGTTACAGATGAGTACATGCCAAAAAAAGCATATAGATTTGAGTTTTCAGATGGAACTTTTATTGATGTTTGTGATCAACATCAATGGATAAGCTGGGATCATTTAGCTAGAAAGTCTTATCTTAAAAAAGATAGAATAAACCACTTAGAAATCAATAATTTTAAATTCCCAGATGATTGGGTAAACTGGTCTAGGGTATATAGAAAGAGTGTAAATAAGCCGAAAATAAGAATTTCTGAAGAGATTGTAAATAGTTTTTATTATGGAAAACGTAATGATTTGAATCACTGTATTCCTTTATGCAAACCATTAAAGCTAGATGAAAAAGATTTACCTATTCCTTCTTATTTACTAGGATTGTGGCTTGGGGATGGAAATTCTAATGCCCCATGTATAACATGTCATATTGATGATTTTCAATTTTATAGTTCTTATCTATCTAATCTAGGATTAAAACTTTCTAAATTTAGACCAGATTTTAGGAGTCCTAATACTGGAAAGTTTACTATATATGAAGTATTTAAGTTGAAAATACTAGATTTATATAAAAATAAACATGTACCAGATTTGTATCTTAGGGGATCAGAAAAACAAAGACTGGAGCTAGTACAAGGATTATTGGATAGTGATGGGAATATATGTAAAGAAGGCAGAATAGAATTTTATAATACAAATAAGTTAATTTTTGATGCTGCGTATGAACTTTTAGTTTCTTTAGGACAAAAACCGATAATATCTACAAGGATTGGTAAATTAAATGGGAAGAGTTATAAATTATGCTATCGGTTAGGTTTTCGACCGAATAGATTTGATTTATTTAAGTTGCCTAGAAAATTAAAAATACTTAAAGATAGCTTGAAATACTCTCAACAACTTAGAAATCATCACAGAATGTTGATCTCTTATAAAGAAATTTCTCCTCTATTAATGAAATGTATACAAGTTGATTCAAAAAATTCTATGTATTTGATTGGAGATGGGATGATTCCTACTCATAATACCTTTTTAGCTAGTCAAGCTATTAGACAGGCTGTGGAAAGTGGCGGGCATAGAGAGTTGCTTTTAGTTGCTCCGACCAGTAATGATGTCATATCTACTAATATAAATGGTCCTAGTGGTATTCTTGCTGTTTGTCCTCCGTGGAATAAGCCTGAATGGAGTCCTACCTATAAACAATTAGTTTGGCCAAATGGGGCTAGGATGATTTATAGATCGGCGGATGAGCCAGAACGTATTCGAGGTGCGAACATAAGTTTTGCCGTTTTGGATGAGCTTGCTGCGGCAAACTATGGTAAAGAGGCATTTGATATGACGATGTTTGCTCTAAGATTAGGAAATCCAAAATGTATTATAACTACTACTCCAAAACCTCTAGCTTATTTACTTGAAATTTTTTCCCGCACTGACTGTTATGTGATCACTGGCTCAAGTTTAGAAAATGCCGCAAATATAGATTTGTCTGTATTCTTGGAGCAATATCAAGGAACAAGATTAGGCAGACAAGAGATTTATGGAGAGCTGCTTTTTGATAATCCTGACAGTTTGTGGAATTATCAGACTATTGAAAAATCCAGGCTTAAGAGGTCAGACAACGTTCCTGAGCTTATTCATATAGTGGTTGCAGTTGATCCTGCGGTTTCGGTTTCTAAAACTTCCGCCGAGACTGGTATATCTGTTGTCGGATATGGAATAGACGGCCATGTTTATATTCTTTACGCTGATGGATTTAAGATGCAGCCCTTAGATTGGGCTAAAAAAGTTATTGAACTTTATGATTATTATAGGGCGGATAGGATCGTAGTTGAAGTAAATCAAGGTGGGGATTTGGTAAAATCAAATTTACAACAAGTAAGACCTCTTCTGCCTGTTTATTCTGTTCACGCAACCAGAAAAAAAGCGGTTAGGGCAGAGCCGGTTGCAAGTCTATTTGAACTGGGGAAAGTTCATTTAGTAGGGTATTTCCCAAAACTTGAAGAACAACTTTTGAACTTCCCTCCGAGCGACTCAAAAACGGTTATTGATTGCATGGAAAGCTGTGTTTGGGGGGTAACGGCTTTAATGGAATTGACTTCCGGAACTCAAAATTATGCCCCATCTGTTGGTGGTCAAAGAAATAAAGTTTTAGATTATTTGAAAGATGTTTCTCACATCTATTAACTATTTCCGCTATTGACTTTATTTTATTTTTCTGATAGAATTAAATTTCTATTATTAAGGCTTAAATTTATGTATTCAAAATCGGGAAAATTAAGCAAAACTAAAGGCCGTGTCTATAGAAAGTCCAAGTGGAAAAAAGACGACACTCCTAAAAATAAAAAAACTAATAGTATTTATAGAAGTTCAAAGTAATTTCTATAAGTTCTTTTTGGAGGATTCCATGGGTATTTTAACAAAGGCAGAAATTACTGCTCTAGTAAACGCGGGACAGAAAGTAATTCTTCGCAATGGTAATATTTTTATATTAGTGGATACAAGCGCAGAAATCCCTGCTAGTGATCAGGCGGTTATAGATGGCGCTACTGAAATCTTTATTGGCGGCCCGATTAATCTGCTACAAGATACTTCTTGGGCAGAAGGTGTGGATATTGTTTTAGGAACTACTACAGGTAGTAAGATTGGGACTGGCGCTACACAGAAGTTAGGGTTTTATGGGGCAACCCCGGTTGTAAGGCCGGTTGGAGCTGAGCAAGCTTCTATTACGGATAATTCCGCAGGCTCAGCAGGGGCTTCGGTTGAAACCGCAGGCGCATCTTATGATGCTACTACGAGAACAAATCTTAATAACGCAGTAGCCACTCTTACTCAGAGAATTAATGCTTTAAGAAGCGCATTGGTTAGTGTAGGAATTATTAAAGGATCAAGTTAATGTTCAGATTTGATCTATTAGAACATGAGTAGAGAATTTACTTTTACTGTATCAGAGACAAAAGAAGATATTATTACTCTCTATTCTGATTCTTTGGATTGGGAGATAGAAGTTCCATTGGATTTCTTTCCTGACCCATTCCATGTAGATATAGATGATATTTTCTTATTAAAAACGTCTATATACCAGAATCAGGATATTGTAAATAATAAGCATGAATCTGGTGGAATTATTAAAAATAAAAAGACAAAGTTTAAGATTTGAGGCTAGTTTATGTCTGTTTCTGCTCAGCGGAAAGAGGTAACAGTAGACCCGACACAGGAATATTTAAGTGGTGGTGTCTTATCAGAGTTTTTTGGGTTTCCTATTGTTGGGGTTGAAGGCAGCTCTACGTTATTTCCTACCAACGATCAAATTCTTTTAAGACACGGACTCAGTACTTATGAACAAATGATGCTAGATCCAAAGGTTTCTAAGTGTGTCAATGTTCTCAAGACTGGGGTTTGTGGTGACCAAGTTGAATTAATGCCTTCTGTTGGGGAATCAAATCAGGATTATTCAGAAGCCTTAGAAGTTGCGAATTTCTGTATTAGCGCAATAAATAATCTGCAAAAGCCTTTAAGAGAGACTTTGGAAGAGATGCTAGACGCTCTTATTTACGGTTATAAAATTGCCGAAGTAACTTATGAGATTAAAGAAGTTGAGGGATTTTCCGGTCAGAAAATGGTTCCAAATAGGATTAAGGTAAAACCATTTACAGTAGCCAAGTTTGTAGTTGATAGGAATTATAATGTAATAGCCATAGCTGGCGTTGTAAGTTACAGCTCTTTAAAGCCAGATTCGGATGAGGTTGGATTTGTACCTATCCAATCTAACTCACTTAGGCCAGAAGTTGAGGGGTTATATTTGGATACTGAATCCGAACAAATGAAGATTATGAATCGTGAGAAGTTCATGGTTCTAACTTTACGACCAAGAAATGAAGATCCAAGAGGCACAAGTTTTTTGAAGCCAGCTTTTGGGCCTTACTACTTAAAACAACAAATTTATCCTGAATATCTGCGTTATCTTTTAATATGCGCAATTCCTCTTCTTGTGGGGTTTACTCCTGAAAATGAAACAATAGCTTCTGATATTCTAAAGGATGCGGATGGAAATCCTGTTTTAGATTCTAGTGGTAAAATGGTTCGTTTTAACGCTGTTGCTGCGTTAAGAGGCGCATTGCTAGAGGCAAGAAACGCTACTGCATTGGCATTAAAAGGTGGATCATCAATTAAAGAGGTGGGTAATCAGGGCAATAATGGAATAGCGTTTTCCAGCGCTATTGAAATATTCAATGAAGAGATAGAGGCTGCTATCTTACTTCAGACTTTGGCTACTTCAGAATCAAAATATCAAACAAGAGCGGCTAGTCAAGTTCATATGGGAACTTTAGACCAGTTAATTTGGTCTATTAAGAATAGTTTAATAGGAATGATTCAAAATGATCTACTGAAAGTGCTGATTAAATACAATTTTGGCGAGTCATATTTAAAGTACATGCCAAAAATCGGTTTAGGTGACACTGAGAGACGAAATTTCGCTGTGGATTCCTCTGCTGTAAGTAATTTGTTTAGAGTAGGCTACTTTACTGAGGATCAATTAACTTATTTGGATAATCTTCTAGGATTACCGATTAGGGATACAGGCGCTCCAAGGGTTGAGCCTGCGGCAAGAGCGGGGAATCCAAGGTCGGATGTCGGTAGTCAGGATAATCCGCTACCGGGAGCAGTTTATGCATAAAGAAGTTAAGATAGATTTAGCGTTTTTTGGTTTCAGTCAGATTTGGAAACCCAAATATGGAATCTGCGGAACCGGCTTGGACTAGGGGCTGTGGTTGGTTGAGCGTGGAAAAATATGAATGAAGAAATTAAAAGAGATTTAGCGTTTTTTGCAACTGCTTATATCAGCGTGGATAAGCGTAAAAATCTACCATTAAGTGATTTTGGTTGGCCTGAAAGAAGGTTATTTCCAATAATTTCAGCGGCGCATGTAATGTCTGCCGCTAGGCTTATTGGTAGGGCTAAAAGGGTAACACCTGATATTGCTGAGAAGATTAAGAAAAGAATTATCGCTATCGCTAGAAGGAAGGGGTATCCACTCCCATCAAGTTGGAGTAAAGAGCTTTCTAAGTAGTTGGTACTACTTGACTTAGGTTTATATTTGTGATAATATTCACATTCTGATTAGTAAGCTATTACTAATGGGAGAATTTTATGAGTAAGTTTAATTTAAATCAACATCAAGAGTCTAAAGATGGGAAATGGGTTTGGCGACATGGTTTAATTTTCAAAACTGGAGAATATCCTGATAAGCAATTCTCTCTTTCTGAAAAAGAATTAAAAGCCGCTGTTAATCAATTTAAGCCGGTTCCGATTGATGTTGAACATTTGCGGCAAAGTCCTTTGGACGGCAAATTAGGCAGTCTTGAGCATATAATGATAGGGAATGATGGCAAATCACTTTATGGAACTGTGAGAGTTCCAAAGTGGTTTCATGAGAATGTTTATAGTAATCAGCCCATGAAAGTTTCCTGTTCTTGGTCAAGAGAACAGAAAAGATTAAGTAAACTGGCTTTAACTGTAAGTCCAAGAATAAATGATGCTGTCTTAATGAGTCAATTTTCTAAAAATAGGCTTAATTCTGGCGAAGATGAGAAGAAAGTACTAGGGGACTTTTTTGCTTGGTTTGCTGATAAGTATGACTACACAAAGACCAACAAAGGTCAAGGTCAGATGCAGGAATTGCACGATCTGGCCGCTAGATTTGGATCTATTTGTAGCAAGTCAAATAAAAATGAAAAGAGTTATTCATATTTTGGTTCTCAAGAGGAATCAGATGCAATTCAGAAGATCCATGACCTAGCTGTTAAGGCTGGGGCTGGATGTGATTTTAAGCGGGATTATTCCGCTATGTATTCGGATACAGGAGATAAAACTATGACTTTAAAAGAGAAGTTTGCGAAGTTCTTTGAGTCTTTAGATAAAGAAGAAGTTGAAATTGATGAAACTCCTGAAACTAAAGAACTGGAAGCGCTTCGGAAAAAGGTAGAAAAGCTTGAGGCTGAAAAAGACGCCGGTTTTTCCAAAGCTCCGGAGGATGCGCTCTTTGAAGATACTGAAACTAAGGATGAAAATCCTGAAGTCAAGAAGCTTCGTGAAAGAGTTGCAGCTTTGGAGTTGGAAAAATTAAACGTTGAGGCGTCAGCATTCGCCACAAATGAAGTAAAAAGAACTACAATTTCCCCAGCTATTGAAAAGGATGTTGTACGTTTTTATGTTCAACTCGCTGATGATGACGTGTCAAAGTCTACTGAAGTTACTTTTACCAATAACGGTAAAGAAACAAAGGGTAGTCGAGTTGATGCTTTCAAAGCAATTTTTTCAACCCTAAAACCAAACAATCTGACTCAGGAGGAGATTGTTGATTTAGGCGCTGGTATTCTCAACGGAAGTGATTTCAATCAAATGGATGTTGAGAAAGAAGCTGTGGAACAAGCTACAAAGTTTGCCCAACTTCGTAACAAAAAGGCTAACGCTTAATGGAGGTATAAATAATTATGTCAAATTATGGATATAATGTAATAGAGCGGGTTGGAATGGGTATTTCAGTTAGCGCAGATGGTTGCCCACAGGTTAAAGCTGGAGGTATCACTATTGCTTTCAGTCTAATTACCGCAGTAGCAGCCGATGGTGAAGTTCGCCCAGAAGGTGAGACAGTTGATACTAACTTCCTATCGAATAATAGTCCAGCCGATGACTATGTTTATGCTGGAGAGAAATTTATTCGGTATGGAACAATAATGTCACGCATTAGTGGAGGCACTTCAGCGGGAAAATTTGTTCCATATGGAACCACACCTGTTGGAGGCGGGACACTGTTAAAAACACCAGGCGATATGTATGTGCTAAACCGCTCAGTCCACGATTATAACTATTCAAGCGATCATGACGGACAGGCTATGGACGGCGGTCTATGGTATAGGAATCGAATTCAAGTCAATTATGGCACGGTTCAGACTCTAACTATTGATGCTACTGGCGGTACATTTACTCTTGCTTATAAGGGTTCAGCCCCAACATCAGCTATTGCCGAAAACGCGGCAGCAGCAACTGTTCAGACTGCGCTTGAAGGTTTAACTACAATTGGGACAGGAAATGTTACTGTCACAGGTTCGGCAGGAGGCCCATATACAATCACTTTAAGTGATGCTCTTGGTGTTCATCAACTGTTGACCCCAGACTTTTCATCATTAACTGGCGGCACTGCGTCAAGCATTGTTGCTGCTGCTGATACTACATCAGGCCCAACATTGACTGAGTTTCTAGCGGCATTTCCAAATGTTCGTTTTGTAAATGACTAAGGAGGATATTAAATATGTTACTTAAAGGCTGGAGATTTCTAAATAGCGTAAAAATTAACATGCTAGTCCGCACCTTAGCCGATCAGTTGGAAATGCGTCAAAGACTCATCTTCCTTGAACGTACTGAGATCGTTGATGCGGATGATAGTGATATAATCGGTAAATATAAAGGACAGGTTTTTGCCGCAGACATTATTGCTGACGGCCAAGAAGCTGTAACTTATGAATCTGGCAGTTTTGAGTTTGTAAACAACACAATTCCGAATCTTAAAATCGGCCATCCCCTGACTCAGGGAGTTATCAATCGTCTACAGAGTTTAAGGCGAACTGCTACTCCTACGGTTGCGGACAATGATTTTATTCGGAATTGGGAAAGTCAAACTGCCGAAACTCTAGTGATGGGACTTCGCCATCGGATTAACTCGCTAATTTGTGGTATGCAGCTTGATGGCACTGGCTATAACCGTCTTGGCATTGACCTAACAAGTGTCACTTGGGGCATGCCTTCGGATCTGAAGGTTACTTCGGCTGTTTCTTGGGACACCCCAGCAACTGCTACTCCAATTTCAGATATGCAGTTGATCATAACTGAAGTTGGGCCGGATAATTACGGTGAGCAATACAACCGTGTAACAATGGGAGCAAAAGCTTTCCGTTTTCTGACTCAGACTGCCGAATTCCAAAATAGGATTTCAGGCGAGCTGCGTTACAACTTTGGCACAGGTCAGTTAAATACTAGGGACACTGGAGCTATGCTCTCACTTCTTTCCAATATTCTTGGGGTAGAAGTTGAAGTTTATGATGGCACTTTTTGGGAAAGAACAAATAACGGCGCAAAAGTCCGTTCAAGAGTTCTTCCTGCCAACAAAGTAATCTTCTCAAGTAGTGAGGATGATAACAATCGAATGGCAATGGACTTTGCCAACGGTGTGGTTACTGAGAGCATTGTTGGAAGTGTTCTTGGTCTTAGTGGATTTACAGGCGAGCAATTTGGCCCAGTTTCATATTATACTGGGAACTATAATCTAAATCCGCCTGACTTAGTAGCTTGGGCTGTAGTACGCGGATTTCCAAGAAAATTGAGGGAAAGCTGTACCGCAGTGTTAACTGTCGGAAGTTTCAGTTAAACTCCGCTTGACTTTCACAGCAGCTTGAGTTATAATTAATTTAGGATAAGGGGAGTTTAAACCTTCCCTTAGACTTAAAATTAAAAATAAAGGAAGCTGATATGAAAGAAAATTTAGATAGTTCTTTGAAAAAATGTAAGAAGTGTGGTGAGTCCAAACCTGTTGATTGTTTTCGACTCTCTCTTAGTAAGAATAAACAGTACTCTTATCCAAGAAATACTTGTAAGGATTGTGAAGCTTTAAGGCTTAAACAATACGAACTAGAAAATAAGGAAAAGAGAGCTATGCAGCATAAGCAGTATAGAGAAAGAAATATAGATAAAGTTCTTGCTAGAGAAAAGGAGTATAGAGAAGCTAACAAAGAAAAGGTTACTAATGCATCTAAAAAGTGGAGGCAAGAAAATCCAGAAAAGGTTAAAGAAAGATGGAAAGCTGAATATAAGAAGAATAGAGAGTACTATCTTTTAAAAGAAAAGCAAAGATGGATAAACAAGAAGGAGGAACTTCAAGCCAAAAATAAAGCTTGGCGTGAAGCCAATCCAGAAAAAGTTAAAGAGTACCGTAGAAAGTACAGATTAAATATAAAGGATTCTTTAACTCTTGATTATTGTGAGTTTCTTTTGACAAAGCCTTGTACTTATTGTGGCGGAAAATCTGAGGTTTTAGATCACATTGTTCCTCTTTCAAAAGGTGGTACACACACTTTCGACAATCTAACTCCTTCTTGTGAGAAATGCAACAATGAAAAGAAGGCGAAAGATTTAGAAACATTTTTAAAAGTAAAAGAAGTTGAAATAAAGGCCCTGTAAAGCCGCAAGCACTATCCTTCATGGATCTTGCTTGTTGAACATAGAAAGGAAAAAAGGAAAAGATGATGTTAACTTTGCAAGAAATGAGACAAATAATCTTATCCAATAACGCATCAGTTGCTTATGGTGGAAAAGTTATTAGTAAATCAAACATTCATGACTTACCATCTGAAGCTGAGTGGGCTTTGGCTGCCGGACAGGATTTAGGGAAGGTAAAGGCTGATTTGGAGTCCGAGAAATTAAAACTTGAGGCTCAAATAAAGTTAGTAGAGAGCGCTGAAAAAGCGCCGATTAAGCCTGAAACCAAAACCGCTGAAACCAAAAAAGCGGCAACCAAAGTCAAGTCTATTGAAGAAGAGTTGAAGGAAGTTTTTAGTTCTAAAGACGTTTCTTAATTCCAGAGAGGTGTGGCCGTGTTAAATTATCAAGTTATAGTTGATGAGCCTGATTATTTATCTCCTGTAACAAAAATGCTGGTTAGAAATCTACTCAAAAGAAACTATCTATATCAGCTAGAGGTTATAAATTCAGGTGATACGATTGCAGCTAAATTGGATGCGGCAAGTGGAACTCCACAGGGGCAATTTATAAATGCGCTTGTAAAACAAATTCAAAGTTTTGGCGGCCAATACTCGGTAGAGATTAGAGGGGATGAGGATGCTTTATGGTACTCGATTCCCAAAGAACTGGATGAAATTCTAAATGAGATGTTCTTTGTTCTTTATGATTTCAAGGCTTATCTTGACCCTTCTCTTGGTTCGGGGAAAGGCGTGGTTCCTTCACAATCGCTCTGGGGAGATTGGGCAGCTACTGGTCAAAGATGTGTTTATACCAACAAATGTTTATCTTGTGGATGTCTACCATGTTCAGGTAAGTTATCAACTTGTTCTCAGAAAAAAATGCCACGTCATTGGCTGGACGTAGCTGGTTGTAATTAGTTATGCGATTGGTAGATTTAACAGGTCAAAAATTTGGGAAGCTCTTGGTAAAGTCTTTATGCGATGAAAGACATTGCGGTAAGGCGAAATTTCTTTGTGAATGTGAGTGTGGAGCACAGGTTGAGGTTCTATCATATGCTTTGGTGAGTGGAAATACTAAAAGTTGTGGATGTAATAGAGCTAATAATTTAGTTGGTCAAAGATTTTCAAAGCTTTTAGTAATAAATAGAGCTAGTAATAATGGCCCTTATGTTATGTGGAATGTTGTCTGTGATTGTGGAAATTCCTTAAAAGTTAGAGCAGACAGTTTAGCTGATCGTAGTACGCAGTCTTGTGGATGTTTACATAAAAGCATTGTAACCGCAAATGTTGTTGGAAAAAGATTTGGTAAATTATACGTATTAGAGGCCACTAATGAAAGAAAGAACGGCTCTGTTGTCTACTTAGTAATATGTGATTGTGGAAATATAAAGACGATTTCTGCGGCTGGACTATTGAGTAGCAGAATTAAAAGTTGTGGATGCTTAATAAAAGATGTTACTATAAAAAGATGTGCTAAACCACTAGGTGAAGCCGCATTTAATGCTGTTTATGGCCAGTATAAAAAAAGTGCTAATAAGAGAAGCTTGAAATTTGATTTAACCCGTATAGATGCGAAAAATATGTTTCAATCCAAGTGTTTTTATTGTGGAGCCGCTCCTTCTAGGATTCGTAAATCTGGAGATAGTACAGGTGAATTTAAGTTCAGTGGTATAGATAGAATAGATAGTTCAAAAGGATATACTTTAGATAATTGTGTCCCATGCTGTAGTGATTGTAATTATGCTAAGCGTATAAATACTGTTGATGAGTTTAAATCTTGGGCAAAGAGGTTATACGATAACTTATATTCAAAGGAAGCATCAAAGGAGCCTGGATTTAAAAACAGTCTTGACTATAGAAATTTTGATTGGTTAGCTGAAACAGTAATTTATCTTTAGAGGTAAGACTTTGGGACTCAATTTAACACAGGTTTTTGGAGTTGTGAATGATCTGAAAAAGAATTTGTTCTTTGAAACAGATGAACAGGAGTTTAATGAGCTTGTGTTTAAAAACTTAAACAACGTTATACTTACTTTAAGCTCTGGTTTTTATATAAGTAAAAACAGTACTTCTAAGAGTCCACAAGATAATGAAGAAAGAAGATGTTCTATAGTTGACCTTCCGGATGATGTTGATATGGATGAGATTGTGAAACTTACTACAAGTATTTCCTATGGGCCTGAGAATTACAAACTAAAACGTTATATCAGACCTAGAGGATCTACTTTAAAATATAAGTTGCTGCTTGAGGCGACAGGGCAGGATTCTTAATGGCTGCGCTTTCAGTAAATATTACTGGTGATATTCAGGATATTGCTAATCTTGAAAAAGTTACAACGACAAAAACTAATATTTTTGCGTCAAAGTTGGCTGATATTCTTAGAGAGAATGTTAAATCAGCGATTATTGATACGGATGCGCTTGCAAGTAGAAACATGTTCCGTTCTATAAGTGTTCAAATTATAGAACAGTTCAATCAGTTTATTGAGATTCAAGTTGGGAGTGATGTTCCATATGCGGAGTTTGCCGAAGAAGGAAGGCCTTCTGGCAAGCAACCACCAGTAGATGTAATTATGAAATGGATGCTTGATAAAGGAATTGATAGCCCTTATGGCCTTGAATCCGGAGCATATTTGATTGCTAGAAAGATAGGAAGAGAGGGTAGTAAGGGAAAGCATCCATTTGCAATTGCTCTTGAAAGAACTGAGCGTCAAATATCTTCAATTGCTGAGAGAGTTTTCTCATAGGATATTAAATAATGACTCCATCAGATTCACAGGTTAGAGTTAATATCAAGTCGGTTATAGATACTGCCTTGAACACTCTTTATGTTGGGAATACCAGTCCTAGAGTATGGTCAAGATGGATACTATCACTTAATTTAGGTGAAAATGCCGCTGCTCTTAGGGCATTATCAGGAAACAGCAAAGGTAAAATTCATGGTTGGATGATAGGGACAGGATCGGTATTAAGGCAGAGACCGGATATTGGAGATGGTTTCAATACTCAAAGTATTCAGAAAAGAGGCCCAACGAGAAGGGATGTTATAAAAGGATATAGAGTATGGGCTTTTATGCAGTATCGTGAAGGTGATGAGTCTATAAACTCTGAGAATGATTTTCTTGCCGAACTTGAGTACATTCAAGATGCAATAGATAAAGCGCCTACCTTAAATTTTACAGATATTGAGGTTAGGGGACATAAATCATTAATTTTCCCAACAATAGATGTCTATCCATTTGGGGATACTAGAATTCATCTTGCCCAAGGAGTATTGGAAGTTGTTTTCCATAGACATCTTATATAGTTAGAAAGGATTTTATGACAGAAAAAGAAAAATCGAAGCCTATTATTGAAGTAGCACAGATGGTTCCACGGTTAATTGAAATTACTCTTGCAAAGGATATTACAGATGCGGGTGTCCTAAGAAAAGCAGGAGAGAAGATTTCTGTGACTCAACCCGTTTTTGATTTCTTGGTTCAGAATGGGTGTGTTGACATTAAGATTAGAAGTTGAAATTTTATTTAATTTGTGTTAATATATCTCTGTAGGCTTATTAGATTCTTAGGCTTATAGGTATTTGTTAGAGTTGTATTTCATTGGAGAGTCTATAGTAATTTCAATTAATTTGTTATCATGGATGATTTAATTAGAAATTATAGGTTTTTAATAGTATTATTGAAAAGAAAAGTTTATGAGGAAGAGTGCTTTTAAAGATTTAACAGGGATGACTTTTGGAAGATTAACTGTTATTGGACTAGATTCTTTGGAAAATTGTGGGATACGTAGATGGAAATGTCAATGTTCTTGTGGGAAAACGCTGGTTGTAGCTGGTACTTCATTAACTAGAAAACGTTCAACAAAGAGTTGTGGTTGTATCTCTAAAGAAGTGCGTATAATAAAGGGGCGGATAGTTGATCTTACTAATAGAAAGTTTGAAAGGTTAACTGTTATTTCAAGAGCATCAAAGACAAGTTATGGTTCAGCTACATGGAACTGTATTTGTAAGTGCGGTAATAAATGTGTGGTAGCAAGTACTCATTTAATTAATGGTAATACATCTTCTTGCGGTTGCTTACATAAAGAGAAAGCAGCTAAGCATGCTATTTTTAATAATAAGCAATTGGCTGGTCGAAACTTTAAGGTGGATAAACAAGTAGATACTACTGTTTTAGATTATGTAACTAAATCTACTTTAAGTAATATATACAATAGATACAAAAGAGATGCTTTAAGAAGCAATAGAGTCTTTTCTTTATCAAAAGATTATGTCTTAAAACTTGTTACATCAAATTGTTTTTATTGTGGGAAAATACCATACAATATCTCAAGTAGAGATCATAAAGGAAATAGATGTTATTATACTGGAATTGATAGACTTGATTCTAATGAAGGGTATTTGCAAAGTAACGTAGTTCCATGTTGCTCACGGTGCAATTATTCAAAGAATAATGCTAGTTTAAATGAATTTGAAGTAATGGTTATTGATATTTATAACAACCTAGATTTGGGTGCAACTAAAAATAGTGAAAAATATATTTTGAGTGCTCTAAGTCTATAAATTATTGGTTTTGGAGGTTTTACGATGGCAAGTATTTATTTTTCGGGTTACTTTGGCCCCGCTTACTAGTAATAGTAAGATGAAAACTTTCTCTGATTAAGCTAAACGCTGAGATGCCGATAGACTGGAAGATAAGATCACCAGTAGAGACTGAGCGAGAAAGGAACCCTAGTGGTTTATGCGACAGTCCGAACTTACGGGAAATGAACCGTAAGAGATTAGCAGAAATGACTAATCTCGCAACTTAGGTTGTTGATAACAAATAGCAAGGTGTTGTATACGTAGCAGATCGAGGGACTGATGGTACTGTTTCTACTTTCGTAGATGTAGGTAACGTTCCCAATTTAACAGTTACCTTGGAAACAGAGGTTACTGAACATAAGGAATCAAGGACTGGTCAACGTTTGATCGACTTTAGGCTGTTCACCCAAAGAAGTGGTACAGTTACCATGACTTTAGAAGAGATCAAGGCTAAGAACTTAGAATTTATGCTTTATGGTACAGAGCAGAGCGCAAGTGTTACGCCTGTAACCAACGAGGCTTTGCCTTCAGGTATTGTGGTAGGAGACATTGCATCCACAAAGAAATATCCATTTGTTACGGCTGGATTTTCAATCACTGATAGCGCAATTATTCCTGCTACTTTAACATTGGGTACTCATTATTCAATACTTGATAGGAAGGTTGGTCTGGTTACTTTCTTGAACTTAGGATCGTTTGTACAACCATTCAAGTTTAACTATACACCAGAAGCTGCTGATCTTGTTACAATGTTTACACAACCGGCTAAGGAAAGATTCTTACGCTTTAGTGGTCTAAATACCGCGAACAGTAATGATCCGGTAGTTGTTGACCTATATCGTGTAATTTTCGATCCTGCTGCAAACGTAGCATTGATTAACGATGAGTTAGCACAGTTTGAATTATCAGGCTCAGTTCTATTTGATAGTACTAGAAGCGCCGATTCTCAATTAGGCGGATTTGGACGTATTATTGCGGCAGAACTTGACTTTTAATCTAAACTAAAGTTAATAGCATTTCAGATTGAGTCGTACATATAGGAAATCGTCTATATGTACGACCTCACCTAATAATCTCCTCCATTGTGGGTTTCTACAAACTATGATATAATTAACCTTAGAAAGGACAAATATAAATGTCAGATATTAAAGATTTAGATACATTAGTTCCTGATGAAGTCTATGTGACTATAAAAGGAGAGCAGATTGAGATCAGGCCGTTTAAGTTCTTAAATTTGCTTAAAGTTTTAAAAATTCTTTTTAAAATGATGGAAGGGTTTAGTTTAGAACTTTTAGATCAATTTAGTATAGTAAAGATGTTGGCTGAAAATCCTGATGATATGTTGAAGGTTTTCAGTTTAGCGACAGGAAAACCAGAAAAGTTTTTTGATGATATTGATGCGGATGAAGGTGTAGATGTTATAACTACAATCTACAAAACTAATCAAGATTTTTTCGTCCGGAAACTTCGGCCAAAGCTGGAAAAACTAAACGCGTTATCAAACTCACAAGAAAGCCAGATGATTTCGGAGCAATTGCAGAGCGACGAAGAGCAAGAGCAGCCGCCGAAGAACAAGTTAGAAATTACGACAGAGATGACGGAATAGAAAAGAAACCAACAAATGAATCTGAAGGTTGGTTTCAAATAATTGATGAGCTTCACTCTTTTGGACATTCAAGAGAGGAAATTAACAACATGACTTTAGCCGAAATAAAAGCTTTTCTTAAGGTAGGTCAAAAACGAAGAATAAGTGAAAAGCTAGAAGATTTGACTTTAACAGCAATCGCAAGTCAATCGGATTCCAGAGGAATAAAGAAAACATCCAAGGAACTTGAGAGACTGATTGATAAGATTGATAGTAATTAGAAATTAATATGGCACAAACCTTCAATGTAGATATTATTATAAAGGTTCTTAAGGAACAATTTGGAAATCTTCAAGATGTCCTTGAAGGTTTTGATGCCTTATCTGATGCCGCAAGACAGATTAATGGGCTTAAGGTCAGTACTAGAATTGCGGATGATTTTGCTAGAATTGATAAAAGAGTTAGAGAATTAACTGATGACATTGATAAACTAAATAAGACAGAATTCAGAGTTGATGTTGCTGCTACAATTTCCGCTCAGCTTGAATTTGCGATTAAAGAGCTAAGAACTCTACAGGCTGAAGCAAGAAACGTAAATGATCAACTTCAGTTTGATAATTTATCCATTGCTATTTCAGGCGCAAGGGAGCTAAAGACTCAGCTTGATCAAGCTACTAGAAGCGCAAGAAGCGTCTCCGATAATTTTGAAAGATTCCGAATTAAGGCAGTCCTTTTCAATGAACTAAGTAAATTTAACAGCGATATTAAAACAATGAATGCTGAATTAGATGACGCTATTAAAAAAGGCGACTTAGTAAGGATTACTAAGATTGAGGAGGACATATTAAAGAATAAAAGATTACTGGAGCTTCTTCGGAACGAGTTTACTAAACTAGGAGATTCTGCAAAATTACAAGTTGTACTTCAGGGTGTGGAAAAGTTAGATGATTTAAAACAGAAAGTCGCCGGTATTACAGAAGATGTTTTACAAGCCAACCGAAGAAAGATTGTTATACAAGCAGAAGCGCAAAATGAATTTGCAACAATAAAAAGAGATCTTAATCAGCTTAGAAATATCATTGATAAGATTGGAAATAAGCCGATAAAAGTCGAGGTTCAAACTGAACTTCAACGAGGAGTACAATCATTAAGAGCGAGGTTACAAGGAGTGACTTCATCGTTGGGAAGAGGAGCAGAAAAGGATGTTTTAAAAGTTGGCGCAGGAATTAGAGATGTTCAGGGGGCTATAGGGAATTTAAGAGTTCCTACAGGTTTCTTTGAAAGGTTTAGACTAGGAATTTCAGAAATTTCTAAAAATGTTGGTGGTTTTAATGCCGCTGCTAAAGGCTTAGCAACCACATTTAGGCTTATTGGTACGACAGCCTTTGTTGCTCAGTTAAGAACTTTGGGATTTGCATTTACAGCTTTAAGCAGTGTTACCCAAAATCTTCTTCCCATCATTGCTAGACTTAGCCAATCTTTCGCCAGCGCAGGGCCTTTTGGAATAGTTGTTGGAGGAACATTAGCTACTGCAGTATTAGGCTTGGCTTCAGCATTAGCCGTACTTACTGTACAATTAGGAGCTACTTTTGGAGCTATTGCTTCTATTATACCAACAGGTATAGAATTTAATAATCTATTAGAAAGAGCAAGGAACGCCACAGCAGCGGTTGCCCAGGAATTCCTGTCTTTTACTGTTGACGGTCAAAAATTTAGTGATATTATTTCAAATGACTCTGAAGCTTTAGAAAAATTCCAAATTGCCCAAGAAGCTGCTGGTCAACAACTAGAAGCGCTACAGGGACAAGCTTTAACTTCTCTGTTTACTACTGAGGAGTTGTTTCAGACTTTTCAAAACTTAACTATAGCTCTTGGCGAGTTAAACCCATCTTTAGATGAAACTACACAATTAGCCGGACAATTTGCTCGTGTAGGAGGCATCCTTGGCCTATCTTCCGACAAATTAGCATCATCAATCGCACAGGTTGTCGCCGGAACTGGTAGGGTAACCAACTCTCTACAAAGGCTGTTCAATAAAACAAGAGATACTGAGGGAAGACTTTTAAATCCAAAAAGGATTAGAGAGTTAAGGGCCGCAGGCGGTGATCGTTTATTTGACGAATTAACCGCCGCGCTTGGTAGATATGAAAAAGCCGCAAGAGAAGCTAATAAGCAGTCATTTCAGGGAGTTATAAGCAACTTCCAAGATCTATTTCAAATTCTTAGTGGTAAGGCGACTAAAAGCGCATTTGAGAGTGTGACTAAGGGATTAAATGCAATATTTGACGGTTTAGTTAAGGAGACAGAGAAGGTTAAAAAGACAATAGATAGATTTGGACAGAGAAAAGATATAAAAATTCCTGTAGTACTTATAGATACTGAGCTACTACGCGTAGTTGAAATTATTGATTCTTTTTTGGATAGAATTGTTAAGGAATTAACTCCAAATCTTAGAACTGTTAATGATATTATTAAATTTATAGGAGATTTTCTTGAAGGGAATTTTAATGTTTTAAGCGATACAGTAGATCTGGCCATAGAGCTTGCTAAGTCTTTTGGTGGACTGCTTCTTGACTTTAGTAAAATAGTCACTTTTGGCGCAACTGCTAATACGAATTTTAGTGTATTTAACCGTATTCTTGCGGCGATTGTTGGCACAGTAAACCTTATTAGACTGGCTTTTGGTCAAGTGCTTATTCTTATTGGCCAGTTTAAAAACGCATTAGTAGATATAGGTCGGTTTCTTTTAGAAATTGTTAAATTTCAAATCTCTATTGATCCCACAGGATTAACAGCTTTATTCTTAGGTTCAGCGGTCGGTAAGTTTGATAAAGCATTAAATAATTTGGCGAAGTCCGGTGTTAGAAATGTTGTTGAAGGTCTTAAAACTATTTTAGACGCTCAAAATAGTTTACTAAAAATAGGTAAGATACTAGATACTGAGGTATTTCCCAGGAAGAGGCGGGAAAAGAGAAGAGATATTTCTACTACCGCCCAAAAATTTCAGAGTGAGGATGAAGAGAAGGCTGAAAGAGAAAGAATTAAACAGACTCTAAATCTTGAGCTGTCTTTAGCAGAAGCGCTGAGAAAACTTGCCCAACAAAGAGAAGCGAATGAGTTAAGGCTTGTACAAGAAAGGCTGAAACAGACACAGGCGTTAACAGAGGAGGCATTAAATCAAAACATAATAGCTCAGGAGACCGCAGCTAGAAAGATTCTTGAAATCCAACAAAAATCAATAGATAACGAGATAGCATCAAGAAGAGGCGCACTAGCTTTATTGAATCAAGAAAGGCTTGATAAAGAAAAGATATTCGCAGATGAGCTACAAGAACTGGTTATACAGGCTCAAACAGATGCTGGGAAAGGGAGGCTTACAAAAGCTGAGCTGCAAAATAGAATTGCTCAACTTGGATTAAAGCAGGAGAAAGAAAGGGTAGAGTTAGAAACTCAGGAACTTGTTATACAAGGGGATATTGCCGAATTAGAACTTCAAAGAAACAACAGCCAAAGAGACTATATAGCTGGATTAGTTAAAAGAGGTACAGAGTCAAGAAAAGAGCTTGAAAATCTACGTCTGACTGTCTCTGAATTAAAAGGACAAAATACTGAACAAACCTTAAATCTTAGATTATTACAAGTCGTCCAAGAAAGACTTGATAATATTACCAAGCTTGATAGAGAAATAAATGCTTTAAGAGGCGCTAGAAGAAATACTATTGATCAAGCCCAACTTGCACTAATTGATCAGCAATTATCTAATAACAAAGAACTTAGACAGTTGCTTGAACAGGAAATAGTTCTTAGACAGCAAATATTAAGATTTCAAGCATCCCAAGAGATTGCTGACAATGCGAGGTTTAGAACAGAAAGAACTCTTAATACTATTCAAAGAGAAGTAGCAAATGGAGTTATTGATGAGAGAGAGGGATTAATCCGCGCTACTGCTGAAAGAATTAAATTAAGAAAAGCTCTTGAACAGATATTAAAAGTCCAAGAAGATATTCTAAAGAGTAATCCTTTTGATAAAGAAGCTCAGAAAAATGTTGCTTTATTAAAGGAAGAAATAGCGGATTTAAATAGTCAAGTTACAGATGAAGGACTACTAAAAGGTCTGGATGATGCTAGAGATAGTTTTACTGATTTCTTTGTCAAGATTCAGGAGGATATTGGAAGCGCAAAAGATGCTTTTGCTGATTTTGGTAGGAGTATTTTAAATACATTTAGAAAGCTTTTAGCAGAGGAAGTAGTAAACCAGTTTTTTTCATTCCTATTTCCGAAAAAAGGACAAACACAAGGAAGTCCTACAGGTGTTATTGCAGATATTTTTAAGAGTATAGGACTAAATAGAGGGCAAAAACAGCAACAAGAGGCTGAGAGAAGGGCTGGGGCTGGAACACAGCTAGAGCAATCAGAGCAGCAGCTACTTGAGCAAATAAAGAAAGGCGCTTTAAACAGGGAGCAAGTTCTTGGGAACTCTATTGAAAGCCTATCTCAAGTAATTTTTAATGAAACTGAAGTTCTTAGAATAGCGCTTAATAATCTAATAACTTCAATAGACTCGGCAGCAAATAGTCTTAATCCAATTGCTAATGACTTAGAAGGAATTTTGCCCGACTTAAGTAGTATTGAGGATATTATTAATCCTATTGTTTCAGGAAGAAGGTCTACTTTAGGTAGGGCGGGTGGAGGCTTAATCCCAGCCAGAGTTTCTAATGGTGAGTATCGGATGGGCGGTCAAGCTGTTAAAAAGTACGGCACACGCTTCATGGATATGGTTAATTCTTATGCAGATGGTGGACTTACTAGACTAATAGATTTAGCTAAATTTGACTTCTCAGGTGGAGGAGCTAGATTAAGAAATAGACCGACACCAAATATTGGAAGACTTCCTGCTGTTAAAAAGCCAAATAAAAAGAGAGGGTTCTTTGGAAATCTTTTAAGTTTTGCCGCCCCATTTTTAGGATTAATTCCAGGAATAGGACCTTTCTTACAGTTAGGATTAGGCGCATTAGGAGGAGGTCTTACAGGAGGATTAGGAGGAGCAATATTTGGAGGCTTGTCCAATCTTGGAGGTTTTAGTGGTAAAGGAGGACCTTTAGGAAGGATTGGAGATTTTTTTAGTAAGGGCACTGGAGCATTATTGACCAAGATTCTTGGCGGACGATTTGCGAATGCTGGCGGATTTGGTGGAGGAGTATTACTTGAAATTCTTAAGAAATTGGGATTATTTAGAAGTAGAGGTTCTTTAGTGGATTCTCCAATTCCTAATCTTAGAGGGCTAGGAGATGTGTTTGCTGCCAAAGGTGGTTTAATTAGGGGATATGCTGGTGGAGGTTCTTCAAGCAGCTCAGGTGGTTTAAGCACGACGATTTTATCAGGTATCTTTTCACTTCTTGGTCTTTTAAATAAACCAAAAGCGCCTAAAACTCCAACATTTATTGAAGACCCAGACCTTGTAAATATTAATAGATTTGGGACTGCTTTAAAGCCATTAAGACAGGCCGGAATAATACCAGATTTCTTATTCACAAAGGAATTAGACGCAGCATTAACTGCTCAAGAAAGTGGTAGAGGAGATACTGGCAGCCAGAATCAAAACTCCAGCAGATTTGGAGACATATTAGCTGGTTTATTGCCGTTTATCTTGGCCATTTTCAGTAATAAGCGTAAGGCTGATGGAGGCTTAATATCCGGCCCAGGAACAAGCACAAGTGATTCTATTCTTGGTCTACTATCACCTGGTGAATATATAATAAGAGCTTCTGCCGTTAGAGGATTAGGAACTAGCATACTTGATTCAATTAATGTGGGAAGGTTTGCTACCGGAGGATTGGTAGGAAATGATACAATAACGACGCTTCCATCAGGTGATAATCCTACGAGTCTGAATGTAGAGAGTAAAACAAATGTAATCAATGTTTTTGATGAAAAATTACTAGGAAATTATATAAATAGTACAGACGGAACAAAAAATATCATAAATTTAATCAGCAGGAATCCACGCGCATTTAGAGGCGCACTTGGGTTATAAATAAGAACATCAGATGATGAAGTTAAACGATCTACATATAAAAAAATTAAAGAATAGTTTTTTGGGAACATGGAGGTAAGCTATGCCAACCGACACTGGTTTTGCAAGTGATCATACAGATTTATTGGATAAGTTAAAGATATTTGCTTTAGCTAATGGAGCAACTTCTTTAAGGTATGATACATCCATTTCTGGAAATGAGGAGTTGATTCTTCAACTTCCAGGATCTGGCAGTGACGAGATCATTTTTGGTATGAGGTGTTACAGTTTTGTAGCGGAAGATAGATATGGTTGGGAACTACAGGGAATGACAGGTTTTAATAATACACTGTCTTTTCATGAGATGCCAGGAACTATTGCGCTGTCAACTAATCCTCCTTGTCTACCTTTGCATAAGAATACGCCATCGGACTCAAACACTATTAAGTACTGGTTTGTTATGAATACTAGACGGATTATTATAGTTGCAAAAATAGGATCGACATATCAATCTAATTATATGGGTTTTATTTTACCATACGGCATTCCGACTCAGTGGCCTTATCCACTGATGGTCGGTGGTAGTACCAACAGAGTGACGAATATATTTGCGCCTGATTTTGGAATCCCACTTCGTTTCTCTGATACCACTTGGCAAACCGCTGCTTACTGGTATAACAGGGTGGATGATAATGCTATAGGTACAGCTTGTCTTAGAGAACCAGGAGGAGTATATTTGAGATTTCGCAACCAAAGTCAAAGTAGTGATGGTGAGCACAATTCAGGATGGACAGGAACATGGCCTTACACTGAGAGGTTTAATGACTTTGGAGGTGATGCTTATCAAGGGTTTGATAATATGAGGACTACTTTAGACGGAAGTTATACATTACAACCAATAATGTACATTAATGGCTCGACTGACAATGTTTATGGTGAACTAGATGGAGTGAAACATGTTTCAGGTTTCGGCAACGCTCCGGAAAATACGATAACGGTCGGTACGGATGATTGGTTAGTAATACCAAATATCACGCGCAATGGCACTGGGGAGATCTCGGCAGTAAAACTGGTTTAGTAAATATGTTTTTAACCAAGAAGGAAGAAATTGGAGGTATCACTTGTATACTCAAGGTTCTAGTACAGATGCTTTAGATTTAATTACAGATATGAAAGATTTTGCCGTTGCTAGTGGATGGACTTTAAATGATTTTAGCACAGAGGGCAATGGAAAACGTCTACATATCAATAAGGGTAGTATGTATTTTAATTTTAGATACTATCAAAATGAGGCTCCTAGTTTTGGAGGAGGTACAATAGAAAATGGAATTTTTTGCAACGGCTCGACAGGCTATAATGGAGCCAATCCTTGGCATACACAGCCAGGCGCGCCTACTGTTCCTTCAGTAGCAAATGGAGGTATAAATCAACTAAATGGCGCAATTCCTTCATGGCACTTCTTCTCTTTTAATAATGCTAGCTGGGAAGGTCTTTATTTTATTGTAGAAAATCCAGCCGGGATTTACCAATGGATTCTTTGTGGGAGTTTAGATAAGACAAAGTATGGAACCTCAACAGGAGGAATGTTTTCAACTGGGTTACTGAAAAGCAACCAAGGAAATGAAAGCGCGTCTCCAGTTGGGTTTTTTGGGAACTCTCCAAGAGGATGGTCGTTTAATCCTCGTGGTTTCTTGTATATAGACAATGGGAGTGGGGCTAAATGGGCTTGTTCTTTTGAAGGTGGCGGGGTACTAGCAACTCCTAGGTGTTTTGATTCAATTTTTAGAAGTAGTAGTTTTCTTTATGACCAGCCTAATAGCTTCAACTCTTTACCTATTTTAGTACCGATAAGTGTGAATGTTTTTGTGGATGGTAATAACTTTTTTACTAATACCCCTTGGTCTCCGGTTGGAGAGTTGCCATATGTTTATTGGGTGAATATAAAAACTTTGAATCCAGCTACAACTTTTACAATTGCAAGCGATCAGTATAAAGCATTTCCATTTTTAAAGAAGACTACGGTTGGACAACAAAATGCAGGTAATCCAAGGCTCGGTGGAACCGAGTACATGGGTTTTGCGATCAAAACTAATTAGTAAAATTATAGAAAGATTAGGCTAATAAGTAAGAATTGACATAGAAATGTTTTTGAGCCTTGCTTTTATAATTAAAATTTATGGCAGATCCCGGATTTGAAATAAAAGAACCATTTATATTAGATCCCACTGATTTAAGTGCTAATATAGGCTCGTTTACCGGAGATTTTACTGAAACTGCTAGAGTTATAGGACAATGGTGGTTTAGTGGATCAAAAACTTATGTTGTTGATATTCAATACCCACAATCTGCATATACGGGATTTGAGATAACTTCGTATGCGGATATATTTTATAATAGAATCTGGGTTATTCCTGCCTTTATAGACTTGAATGGAGTTCCATTAACATTTACTACAGAAGTAATTGTTTGGAACTCTTATTTTGTTACGAAGAGCCTAACTAGCATAGTTCCGACAAATATAATAAATATAGGTTTAATTGGTCCTACTTCTCATACTTTTACTCCTTTAGAGACGGTTTCCTATACTGTATCACTGCTTCCTGGAGCGCCGCCAAAGGTTAATGGAAACTTTCAGTTTATATTTTCTGATGCTGAAGATCCATTTCTTGTATTAGAAGGAACTATTGCAGATATTGTAGTTCTTCCCCATGATTGGAATCAGCCTATAATAGAAAGAGTTGCTTATTTAACAGATGTTCTTGAGTCAAATTCGGCTGAGGAGCAAAGAATAAGATTAAGAAAGTATCCAAGGAGGCAGTATGAATACAGTATATGGACTGCAACAAATCCTGACCCTTTTAATCAAGGTGTATTGAGAGCTTATTATAGAAATAAAATGTCTTATGGGTTAGGAAAGACTTTTGTGGTTCCTATTTGGACAGATTATCAAGTATTACAACAAGATATTTTAACCCCTGGAACAACCACAATCCCTGTAATTACAGGAAATTATGATTATTTTGTTGGAGGTTTTGTTGGGATCATGAGGGATTATATTAATTTTGACATACTTCCAATAAATAATGTAAATTCAACCAGTTTAATTGTAGATGCGCCAGGAACAAGCAGGCCCTGGAGAATGGGTGATACAGTTGTCCCGATTAGATTAGCAGAAGTTTCCGAAGATTTATGGAAGGGGCAAGCTCGGACAGATACGTTTGAAATTTTTGCCGAAAGTTGGGATGTTTTAGTTACAGATCATTTAGTGGGCAATAGAGTTGTAAACAATCCTCCTGCATTAATTTATCAAGGATATGAGGTTCTTTATAAAAGAAATGAATTTTCACAGGATCAAAATGTAGAAATTTATCAGACTTTAAGAACTCTTGATAATGCTGTAGGTATTCCAAAGCAGGATAATAGATACTCTATTGGAAGAGATAGAACTTCTTTTGGAGTACTATTTAAAGACAGACAAGAGTTTGCTGAATTTTTAGGATTTTTTGATCGTAGAGTAGGAAAATTAAATCCTTTTTGGTTGCCTACTTTTAATAATGACTTTCAAGTTCTTAATACCGGTGGGGATACAGTTAATGGTATTGATGTTAAATTTATTGGGTATTCCCAATATATAAAGCAACATCCTAATAAAAGGGATATAATGTTTTTGCCTAAAGGCGGAAATCCTATTTTTAGAAGAATTGTGGATTCAGATAACGACCCAGATGATGATTCTGTAGAAAAAATTACTTTAGACAACGCATTGGGAATTCCTTTTAATCCTGATACATTTGAGCTAGTTTGTTATGTTAGATGGGTCAGGTTAGATAATGATGTTTTAGAAATAAATTGGGAAAGTAGTAGTGCGGCTAGAACTAGCTTGAGTATTATAGATGATTTTAGCCCGCCATAAGGAAATGTGAGTAAAGAAATATGAGTTATCTTGAACACGAGGTATCAAGCTTAGGTGGTTTCCCTATGGAGGCGTATAAATTCTCCAGTAATGGTTTCGCTGCGCCTTATCTTTACACTAATATAGATGAGGATACATCAATAGGTATTGATGCTTATAAAGCCATTTATATAAGAAGATCACAGCCGGAACTTTCTAGGGATACAAGGGCGCAGCAGTTAACAATTACTGTAGACAGAGAAAATGAGTTGGCAAGAAGATGGTTGATTACGGTTCCTCCTCAACCCGTGTTCTTGACTATTTTCAGGATACATAGAAACGATGGAGGTACTCCTGAAGTTGCGACTTTTTGGCAGGGTAAGGTTAGGAGTGTTGATTTTGTAGATAATGAGGCGCAATTTACCGCCCAGCCGATTGATTTTAGCTTTACTAGAGTTGGGTTAAGAAAAAACTTCGGCCCAACCTGTTCACACATGCTTGGAGATTCAGGATGTAAGCTTCTATTAGCGGATATTAGTGAGTTAGTCACAGTTGAGACTGTTAGTGGAGTTACAATCACGTCTCTTGATTTTCAATTTTTTCCAAGTTCATCTCTACCGACACCTAATGGTTGGTATGTTACAGGAGTATTGCAAAAACTTTCTACTGGGGAACAAAGAATGATACTAACACATGTAACAAATACAATTACTGTGCTTAGTCCCTTTGAGGATTTACAGATTGGCGACCAGTGTAGAGCAATCTTTGGAGATGATCATGCTCAAACAACATGTGAAATTAAGTTTAATAATTTGATTAACTACTCAGGCTATAATTTTGTTCCTGGTGAAGACAATAACCCATTTTCAAGAAGCCTATTGCAGACAGGAGGTTGATTAAGTTAGAATTTTCTGATATACTTATTTGTGTTTTCATCAGAATTAATTCTAATTATCCTGCTTTTTATTATAGTAATTTTAATAATCAGATTAGTTTTAGATGCTCCTTCTCCAGAAAGTAGAGAAGCTGGAGGGGTAAAAATTAAGGTAGGGGTCTTGATTTTTTTAATGTTTCTTATATTTGCGCTTATGGTTTTATCTAATAAGATTAATTAATAATAATCTGAAGTTATTAAATCATTATAAGAACTTGTATGAAACTACGTTGGTTAAATTTTAAGAATAAGTTTATAACTTCTTTATTTTCAAAGAGTTAGGGAGGTGCGCCGTTCCTTTCTGGATTTTATTAGCCCTATTGCTAGCCAGTATTATAATTGGAGAACTCCTTCGTCCAAAAGTACGTGATACCAGCCGTCCGGCATCGTTAAAGGATTTTGATGTTCCTACTGCCGATGCTACGAGACATATTCCCGTAGTATGGGGAACTGTACTTCTTGATGGGCCTAATGTTACTTGGTATGGAGACTTACAAACTGTAAAGCTTACCAAGAAGGTCAAGACAGGGATATTTTCCAGTGACAGAATTACTTTAGCTTTTAGATATTCAATAGGTATACAATTAGTCCTTGCTCATGGCCCATTAGATCAACTTCTTGAATTTAGAACTGACAACAAAGTCGCATTTTCAAGCACTACTTTAACCGATCCAACTAATCTAGGTCAAGCATTTACTGTTGATGCGAGGACAATTTATGGCGGTGATTCTGAGGATCAGCTCCAAAATGGCGGTGAGGGTGGAATTTACGCTACTTGTACCTTTTATAAAGGCACGGGTCAACAGCTTTCCAATCCATATATGGAAGGAGTTTTAGGCGTAAATCTTCCTGCTTATAGAGATGTTTCCTATATAATGTGGAATGGGCCTTCATCTGGCGACAAAGTTTACAATCATGCCCTTAATGATCCAACAGAAATATTTACAAGAGAGCCTTTTCTCTCTGGTTATGTTGGAGATAATCCAAATCTCAAACCTTTTTCTTTTGTAATAAAGAGGACTCCAAACTATCTTAGTGGCGCACTAGATAACTTTTTTAATATAAATGGAAGCGCTAATCCTGCCGACGTAATTTACGAACTTTTAACTAGTGATAAATGGGGGGCGGGACTGGCGCCTGCCCTTATCAACGTCCCAAGTTTTAAGACTGCTCAGACCACATTATTTAGTGAAGGATTAGGATTTTCAGCTATTTGGGATACGCCAAAAGCTATAAATGACGTAATTGACGAGGTTCTTGGTTATATTGATGGGGTAATATTCACAGATCTTCAGACCGGACTAATTACGCTTAAATTAGCTAGAGGTGATTATAATCCTAATATTCTACCTATTTTTGATAAGAGCAGTATTAATCAAGTGACTTCTTATTCAAGATCAGGCTGGGATGAAACTACGAATGAAGTGCGACTGAACTTTACAGATAGGTTTGACAACTTCAAAGATAAGCCGGCTATTGCCCAAGATCTAGCGAACCAGAGAACTCAAAGCGCCACTATTTCAACTAATGTCTCTTATGTTGGTATTGATAATAAAGATACAGCATCAAAGATTGCCTTTAGGGATTTAAGGGCATTAACGATTCCATTAGCTAGGGTTACCTTAAAGGCAAATAGAGAAGCGATAATTTTAAGGCCGGGTGATGTATTTAAATTTATTTGGGATGAGTACGATCTGGGTACAGTAATCCTTAGAGTCACTAAAATTGGCTATGGAGAATTTGATAAGGGGATAATTGAGATTGATGCAGTCCAAGATGTATTTTCATTATCATCATCAATTTATGCTGCCCCTCCGGATACAAATTTTACTAATCCTATTGGAAACGCCGCTGTTCCGACTCTATTTGAATCTATAGAAGCTCCTTATGTATTTTCTGGAGATTCACAAAAGATAGAAGTCTTCACAGCAAGACCAGACGTAAGTCAATTATCTTTTAATACCTATACTTCTCCAGGAAGTTCATCTGGCACTTATACTCAAGTAGATTCGGGGGATGCGTTTACTCCAACAGCTACTTTAGACTCTACTTATCCACTGATTACATCAGACGTTTCGACTACTGACATGGTTGTAACAGCTACTACCCCGGATATGCTGACTTTTCTGAAGAATTTTAGCCCTTCCTATATTGAGAATCGGGAAAATCTGTTTTGGATTGTCAGCGCAAGTACCAAAGAGTTATGCGCTTTTGAAGAAGTCCTACCTGACACCCCGTCAGTAGGAA